TGTTCTTTACGTCAATCTCCATTTTCTATTAACCAATTAATATCAATTGCATATACAGGGTTATTCATCTCCTCCACATAGTCAAGAAGATATGCGTTGTCATCAAATCCTTCCTTATCCATATATTTTTGAACTTCGGGCCATGGAATTAGGTTATACAAAGAAATTGATTTCAACATCCACTTTACACCTGCTTTAAAATCCTCCTCACAAGCTTCTTTTATCTCCTTGATAGAAATAGGATAATTCTCATCCTCAAGGCGGTTTATCATATACTCGTGAGCTGCTTTCTCTAAAAATTCTTTATTCATCATTCATTTTTATTTTCAATTATTCCAAAAGGACTTCCATCCATAAAATGATATAATTCAGAGGATTCTTTATAGCTTAGATCTCCTTCCCAATTAAAGGTTATTATATTTTCTTCAATGTGATTTGCACTATCAATCACATATGAATCTTCGTTAATCCTTTTAGTCACCATACTTCTGAAATGCTATAAGAGCATTACCAGTATTGTGAATACCCTTTCTATTACTTAGAAAAACAAATATATCATTTTTTCCTAACTGGTAGTCATCAGATAGTCTCCTTTCATATATCTTCTCCATCTTTCAACAAGATTATGTCTACATCCTTGTAACCAACTATATAGACTGATATAGTCTACATGTTTTAAATTAGCATTATTCCATTCAAAGAACTCTTCTTTAGACATATTATTCTCTAATATTAGAATCATATCTTCTACAGTAAGAAAGGATGTGATACCAAAATCACATACTCCTCCTATTCTATCAGAAACCCATCTATAAGAATGTTCTGAATCAAATAAGTGCTTATTAATAGAATCTGCAATCTTATTACAGGTGTCCTTATATAGTTTTACTAATTCATCATTCATAATCCAATAAATAATTCATTTGCATTCCAAAGAGGAAATGTTGTAGTTCGTGAATATAGGATATTTCTATTATTGGTTTATGATTGAGCATTAATTGCCATTTTCCATTTATCAAATAGTATATATCAAGGAATGTGCTCCCCTTGCTTTTATAATGTCCATTCACTATTTCTTCCCATTCATTATTTATTAGAATTTCCTTTGTTATATTAATTGGCTTGAGATCTTTCTCATCAATATAATTAATATCACCGTCTTGACTACTCCACACTGTGTAGTAGCCAAAGCCTACTGCTATTATTTTTACAATATCATCTTTTAATAACAAAATGTCTCCTACAATGTATTTCATAATTCATTCTTCTTCTTTTATTCCGAATGGTGTTCCATCCAAAAACTCATAATCTACTGCTGCTTTAAGGAATGATATTTCACCGCTTGAAGGTGAATAAAATCCATCATTGTTTACACGGGTTATTTGGAACTGTGTGTCATCTATTTTTTCTTTTTCTTGAATCCAAAGCATTGGCTCATGCTTCTTCACCTCATTCCAAAACTCCTCTTTGCTCTTAAATGGCTGATATTGGGGGTTTGGTTTAATACGATAAATACAAGGGATGCTTAATCTTATATCATTTTCATCTAAATTATACCAATTATTGCTACCTTTAAGACTCCATTGTATTTCTTTACCAGCAGCATATGCTTGTAAAACAGGCAGCATCTTCTTTACTTCTTCTCTTGTCATGATAGTTTATTTTTTGTTCCCATAATTGTTTTGAATTTTATGATTGTTCGGTAGGAATATATCAAAATAAGATGTCAGAAAAATCAAGACTATTCATTTGATTTTAGCAAATCAAAGAAATGACTTTGACAAAGCAAACCGTCCTAAAAGAAGTGAATATTTCCACCGAACACACATAATTTAATTCCACCAAGATTTTGTTTTCTCTTCTCGAATTTTCCAATATAACCTCCAGCATTTCTCCTCGTACCAGTCATATTGAAACATTCTATCATTTGCTTTCTTTTCCCAAATAGAACCTTTAGGAGCATTCTTCATATTAATATAAAGAATAGGCTGGTTTACCTTATATTCATATGCCCAATAATCAGTTACTTTATCTATTTGTCTAAGAAGATTAACAGCAAGTCTTAAATATCTTGCAGAATCTACATCAGAAATAACAATATGAGATTGTTCATAATAATTTCTCATTTCTAACATTGCTGTTTTCTCTAACTCCATTAGAAACCAGTAATCATATGGTCTGAATTTCCAGACAACAGGGAAAAAAGTAATAAGATTATAAATATTCTCTTTTAATTGTCTAAACCATTTTATCATTTCTCACTGTTTTTTCGTGAATAAGTTGTTTGTCGTCTTGTTCCTACATCAAACCATAACAAGATAATCAACTGCTTCTTGAATATCTCTATCTACACTCCATTCCATCATCCAAAATTAGTAAATGTGCTAAATTTTAATCCATTAGTATAATAGAACTTCTCTATACATAATTCATTTATATCTTCCTTAGTATAAAGAGAATCTTTAATTTCAGATATAAATTCTTCTAATGTAAGTCTATGATTATAATCATTTAAAATGACAACATTCTTCAATGCTTCTTTAATATCTTCTATATTAATATTTACTTCTAATTCTTTTGGTTGAACAAGATTAATAATAGAAGGGCCATCCCAAATAAATTGTCTATTATCTTCTTTCTTACCTAAATGTATCTTCTTAGGGATAAGTATATCAAACTGCTCTTCATATGTTTCCCAGACATCTGGAATGCTGCAATCATTACGTTGAAAATCAGCACTCATGTCAGCAGCAAGATTTACTATATCATTAACTTGGTCTTTACTAATTGTATAATATGCGTAATAATTCATTCTTTTATAATTTCAAAATCATCAATATTCCAATCTTTATATTTATCACATGGAAGATCTACTTGTGAGAGGACCTCATCTCTGAAGTCCTCCTCATTACTAATATCTACAGAAACTGTCTTACTCATTGTAAGAGATATAGTAACATCCATTGGAGTAGTTTTATCATTCCAAGGAGCACTATCTTCTTCTGATTGAGTTAAAATAGGTGTATTACTCATATTCTATTCTTCTTAACTACAGCATCTAATATTTCTAAAGCTTTTCTAAGAGTTTTCTTTTGGGCTATTGTACAATTATTTAATTCCTCATACTCTTGCTCAAAAAGATATGATCTAAAGGAATTAGCCATATTTAAAGTTTCCTTGGCTTTTGTTTTAATATTTACTCTAATTTCACTCATTGTAATCTTGTTTATTTAACCATATAATTGTCATAATAGCATAATTAGCCATATCTAGTAAAGTATCTTTAATAGACTCATCTTTTACTTTAGCTTCCTTTTTAATAAGAGATTTGAATCTATTAATTTTATCTCCTAGTCTTATTGCTGAAGCAGTCACTCCAAACTCATTAAGGGACTGTTCAAAACTATTGCCATAATCATGATTCTTAGTAGCATAAATATGCTCCATTTTTTGAACAATAGAGTCAAATTGTTCAATATTATCATATTTAATTAACTTCTCACCTTCTATATTTTCCATATTAAATACTTTTATAAATAATTAATGAATCCAATGATCACTTACTTCCGCTTCTGCTGGAATGGGTAGTGATTTGCAAAATTTAGCTGCTGCTTTTTCCATAATACTTTCCAGCTTTTTAGGAAATTCTTTTATTTCCTTAGGATAATCACAACAAATTTCATCATGTACACTTGCACATATATTAATAGTGCCAAAATAACCTCTATCAACTATCCAATTAAATAAATCAGTCATTGCAGTCTTCATAATAATAGCTCCAGTACCTTGTGTTACACTATTTCTAGCTAATCTATCATATTTACCTGCTGCTTGAAAATGTTTTCTTACCATTACAGCTACATCATCATTAGTTCCTTTATGGTATAATCTGTATTCTTCCCAAAACTCTGGTGTGAATGATTTTTGTTTTTCTTTCCATTTATTCCAATCCCACCAATACATCTTATGTCCTGTAATAGGGTTTATAAGAATATACCCATGAGACCTGACAAACTTTGAGCCTCTTTTAGCAAAAGAAGACATTCCTATAAAAGCCTTATCAAGAGTATTGATGTAATTCTGTGCTTCTTCAACAGTACAATTTGCAGAATTACTAATAGTTGGGGCAGCTGCTCCAAACATATATGCAAACTCCACACTCTTCACTTTTTTTCTCCATTGAGGAGCAAGTTTTTTAACATCTGCAACACTCTTACATCCACAACTTTCACATTCTTTACGAAAAACCATCCATGCAAACATTGAATGAGTGTCCCCAGAACCTTCTATAAATTCCTTTAAAAACTCTTTGTCTTGATAAATATCTGCACCAAGTCTTGACTCTTCAGCACTAAAATCTGCACTTACAAAATTATATCCTTGAGGAGCTACAAAGGATGCTCTGGTTAATTCATCAGATGGTAGCTGTTGAATATTAGGATATGTACATTTAGAAGGCTTTACTTTATTTATTTTTGCTAAAGTTTCATTAGACTGTTGTGATCCACAAGACATCCTCACCGCTCTTACGGTGGACTATACATTTACCATATAGTAACTTACAACTGTTACTACTTAGGTATTCCGTTTCTAGTCTCTGCACCTTCCAATTATAGGCTTGGCTCAGTCTAATGGTATAGCCTCCCCTTGACTGAATTTACGGAATAATACTCATTCAGTTTCCTGAATGATGGGCAGAAATTTATCGTGTTTTCTTTTTAGAAAATACGAGCTACCTTTATATAATTTATAATAGACTTTCTTTAAATCTGATTTTTGAAGTATATTAATTTTGTATAAATTTCCCTCTTTATAAATATGTGCTTTTAGACCTTCTGATATATAGAAATCATACAATTGATATGTGAATTTTTCACTTACAGATACTATTTCAAATTTCCATGAATTGCATCTTTTATCTTTTACTAAGCATCCATCACCATCAAAAGCCCCTCTTATAATGCTCCAGTTTATATATGGAAGCTCTAATATGAATGTTTTATTAGGTACATTTTAGAATCATAGTCTTTAAGGGTGTACCCTATAATATGCATATTCTTCAATCTTGTATGTCTTATTACTCCATATTTTCTCAACCTATCAATAATTCCAGATTTAGATACTTTTAAATAATTGGCTATATATGTACTACTATAACCATTCTTATACATCTTTAATATTACATCATCAAATTGTCTAATGTTCTTCATACCTTCAATAATTTTATTGCAAAAATAACAATAAAATTTTGATTTGTATTTATGCATTAATACAGTCCTTATACATTATAAGAGTTTCATTTACCCGATGCTGCTCCTAGTTGCTTATAGATAGTGTGTATTCTACCATCAACAGGACAAACAGCATTAAGATGGCCTTGTCCAAAAGATGTTACTACTTTTTTATATTCTTGGTAATCAAAATATAAATTAAGAAACTCATCACATATTCCCTTTTGTCCTCTAAGTTGCTTTTCAATAACACTATCAGAATCTTCTCCAGTTTTTTTATTTTTAATAATAGTATTAAATCCTAGTATTTTAGCAATTTCTACTACTTGTATAGGAGAGGACCAATTAATAGTAACTTTTGGCTCTAAAGAAAATCCATTAAATAAATCTCCTTGTCTATCAATATAAAGATATTTAGAGAAAGTATTAGGTGAGATAAATTCATAAAAAGTATTGCCTATATCATCCTTTGTAGGTCTTTTATATCCTTCCTTAGATAATTTTATAATAAAATCATTTAAAACTGAAACAGCCTTTTCTAAAGACTCTTTATCTTTAATCATTTTATTCTTCCATTTATCTATATCTAATTTAATACCACACCATTCAAGATATGCTATTGCAGGAACAGCATCACACTCTAATTTAGCTCCTATGATACATCCTTGCCTCTTACAATCATTTATTTGAGATTTCATAATATCATATAAATAAACTACATCAGAAGCAGCATATTCTATTACTTTTTCATCAAGTCCTCTCCATATAATTTGTCCCCTAATAGTTTTATCAATATCTATCCCTAACCTTCTTTTTGCTATAGCTTTAAGACTGTATGATACAGTACCACTAGGATAACCAAGATGTAGAAGTTGTTCTACAATCATAGTATCATATATTTTTCTAGGTACTATATTATAATTATAAAAGAATTGCAAATCAAATTTTCCATTTTGAAAAATAAGATATTTACTCTCTAGTATCTCTTTATAATACCTTATATTTATAGTAGAACAATCAATTACTATTTGTATAGTTTTATCATCATTTCCAAATTGTACACATAACAATTTATCCAATTTAGCAAAAGTACCATTAGTTTCTGTATCACATTGTATTATATCCCAATGTTTAAGTAGTTCTATAGATTTCTTAATATCAATGATTTTATATGTTTCACTATTTATAAAAGAAGCCTGACTAGTAACTAAATATATCATTATAATTTAATTTTTTGTATATACTTCTAGTGATTTAAAATCAATAATATATTTATATTTTTGTAAAAAATCAGTTCCTAAAAGTCCGTGAATTTCTACACCAGTATTATCCTTAATATATCCTACAGTATCTTCCAGCTCTTTTGATATGGATAATTGAATTTGATATTCCTTACTAAGACAATCCTTAAATACAGCAGAACATATTGTTACTCCTTGATTCATTGCTCCTAAACCTGCAATTTGTGTGGTTGTATTAGATCCAATGTGTGTACACTTTATATCCTTTACAACAGAATAGCAGATATGGGATATATTACTTCCTGTATCAATAAGAAAATTAAGAGCTATTCCATTATTTGATAAGGTAATAATAGGTAAATCCCCAGGCATATATTTTTTAAGAGAAATACTCTTTTGATTCATCCTATTATTACTTATAAAAATATTAATAATGTTACCTACAACAGCTGCTCCTGCTAATATCAAAATAGTTTCTATCATTATTTTACTCCTGTTTTACCATGCCCTCCTCTAGGCTTATTATTTAAATTATTAACCCACTTAAACTTAATTCTACTTGAAAATACCCATTTAATTTTTTGCCAAATTGTAGCAAATTGATTAGGCTTTATTTCAAACTGACAGATTCTGTCTCCTTTATGAATTGTAGTTTTATCTATTGCAAAGCAATAAAACATCCATTCATCTGTATTCCCACAATAAGATGTATCAATAAATCCAGAAGTAGCCATTAACACTCTAAGTTTCTTTGTAGTAGAACTTCTTTGTCTAATAATAGCACTATAACCTTTAGGTAACTGCATAGCAATTCCTAACTTAATGAGTTTTTCATCAAATCTAATATTATTATTATTATCTATTTGGGGAGCACTAAATTCATAATCTTCTGCTGCTCTTAAATCTATACAATCTCCAATAGGGTTAATAAAAGGGATTAAATTATCTTTTTCATCTTTAGCTTCTGTATAAAGCCCTTTAGTTAATTCTTTTATTTTAATTATCATTTTTAAATCCTTTAATAATTGGTTGTTCTTTTGTTGTAAACAATGATACAGTATCATTGTTTGATGTTGTATACTTATATTTATATATGAGTATACTAAAGAAGGTAACAGAAACAGTTCTCACTGCCTTATTACCTTCTTTATATTCTTCTATACTAATTTTGATCATTTCCAAAATTTGGATGTTATATCTTTAGTAAAAACTTTTCCTTTAATAATATCTACCTTTAGCATAACTTGATTAGTAGTTTTACTATTAAGTGGTCCTCTTTCTTTAATATAAGGACCTAATTTTATATAATTAAAATTATGTAAATCAATGTCTTTACTAATTTCTTGTTTACCACTATACCATCCTACTTTAAGTTCTGGATAATATTCTTTAATATCTTGTGCTATGTCATTTACTTCACTAGGATTAACATCCCCTCCCATAATACAAACACAAGTAATGCCTTTATTAGAATCAATAAGATAGGTTAAATTCTCTAAATCTAATGGCAAACCTATATCATCTGATAAGTAAGGAGAGTGACAACCCTCACAATGACAAGGACAGTTAGTAATATTAATACACAGAGTTACTTCATCAGGAATCTCTGCAAATGTTACTTGTGAATTAAAATATTTAAGCATCTTTATTAAATTTACTATAAACTCTAGTCTTCTGCTCTATTTGTCTTCCTTTAGACCAATTCTTTATTTTGGTTAAATATCCAATTACTCTGTCCCACAATGACACATTAGTAGAACCACACTTAGGACATTTAGTAAAAGGCTGTTTAGCTATATAATGACAGTCTTCACACTCACAATTAGGAACATTAAAAGTGAAATATTTGCATCCTACTTCTGCTGCATATTTAAGTAGTTTTCTATATTGCTCTATACTTAAATGAGAATCTAAATTAAGATGAGCACTAGAACCTCCATCAAGGTTATCTCCACAGAAATCTCTACCATGAAGATATATTTTATCTAAAATTGATATATTTTTATCATTGGGCTTATAAATATAACTAGCATAAAGATTAGTATCTGTGGGAGTCCAATATCCATCTTTTTTATCTCTATTATAAAGTTTAATGGCAGCACTTTCACAAGGAGTAAATTCTGTATTAAACATTAGCTCCTTTGTTTTATGCTTCTGATTTTGCTCTTTAATAGTAGTGAAGATTAAATTACAGAACTTTTTATATTCTTTATTTTTGTTACATTCTATTCCTAAGTATTCAGCAGCTTGATTCAATCCATTAATACCTATAGTAAGATATTGTTTCTTCATATTAATGAATCCTGCTTTATACACAGTAAGTAAATTACTATCATATAACTCTTTTAGTACTTCATTATAAGCAGTTTGATATTTATATATTCTAGAAAGGATATTTATAATATAGGTTTTCAAAGATATAAAATCCAGTGGATAATTTCTATTTATGTTATTTTGTCTAACCCAGTCTTGAATTATTCTATTAAAATTAAGAGTAATAACATTCTTTGAACCTGTCATTTCACTAAGTTGCCCATTAGTGAAATTAAATTGAGGTTTTTCTATTTTGGAGGAAAGCCTACAACAAGAACTCAAACTATCTGCACTATCACTTATATAAGTAAAGAAAGAATTGCCTTGAGCATATTCTTCACATAGATATTCATAAAGCTCTTTATCTAAGAATTTATTATCTTGATAAATAAGGCAAGCAGATACTACAGGAAATGTAAGAATGCACTTTAATCTTTCTTGGTTCAACCAATGTAAAAAGTCTTTTTGTAACCAGTTAATAGAGTTCCATTGTGCCTTAGAGCCATCAGGATAGTAGAAATCACCATACATAGCATCAAAGAAGGGTTTATCAAATATACTACAATTCCAGAATACTGCTTGATTTCCTCTAGAACCACTAGGTTGCATTAAACTATAACATATTTGTTGAAAGTATTGATGAACTTGTTTATGTATAGTTTGTTTTCTGTTTGTATATTCAGAACTTATTATAATATCTTTCTTTTGATAATAATTATCTCCCCATTCTTTTCTAAGATACCAGTCCATAGCTACAAAGATTCCCGGAGTGGCTACAGCTCCTTTAAATTGAGCAGCTATTGCAAATACAAGATTTACAAACATGCCACAGAAACTATCAATATTTTTAGGAGCTATACTTAAGCCCCCAATATCCTTTATACCATTCAGTATAAAAGGATACATAGTAATAGCAACACAATAAGGCATTCCTATTTGAGAATTTAAATCATGAGGATAACATATAGTATTAAAGTCATCTCTCATGGCTTTATGATTAAACTCGGGATACAATTCCTGTAATTTTAATTCCCAGATTCTAAGGTTTACCTCTGCATTATCCTCTTTATGTATTTCTGAATTAAGTACAGCTATATTATGATTAGAAACATTTGAGTTATCATCTATAGTGGCATTTGCTGTATTGTCTGATTTTTTATAAGTATTGATAAAATCAATTTTTCTTTGTGCAAAATCTCTAATTTTCTTTCTATGCTCTCTATATACAATATAAGCTCTAGCTACATCATATGGGGCTATCTCCATTAAAATCTTTTCTACTTCGTTTTGAATAGTCTCAACTCCAATAGTACTGGCTCCCTTATGATGATTTGGAATTTCATATAATTCTTTAATTACTGATTTACTAAGAATTTTTCCTTGAGCAACATAAGCTTTTCTTACAGCAGTAATTATTTTATTTATATCAAAATCCTCAAGTTGATTTCCGTTTTTCTTTGTTCTTTTTAATACTTTCATAGTTTATTTAACCACTCTTTTAATGAATTTGGTTTATCAATATTAATATCTTTAGGTACTTTAGGTTTATCTTTCAAATATTTTTCTAATTCTTCTCCTATAGTAAATGGATCTCTACAAATATATTGAAGGTTTTTTCCATAAAGTAAATTTCCATAACTATCCATATCCTCAAAGGACCATACTAAAGGAGTTAATGTATGTTTGTTTACTACTATAAATTTATAAGGAGCTATAGTAAAATTTTTAAAATAATTATCTTTTCTTATATTATCTTTTAAAATTCTATAATAGAGCCTGCCTTGAATCATATAGTTCCACTGAATAAAACTCTGAGCAAAATCCCATTCTGTATGGCTTGAAGTTTTAAGATCTATGGGTACTATAAGTTGTTTATCATGTAGAACAATCACCTCATCCATCATACATCTATAATCTACATTATTAAATGTAGCTTTAAATTTTAATTGATAAAACCTTTCTATACTACTATCAAATATATTATTAGGCTCAAAATAAAACTTAGTTGCAGAAGATGATTTTAAAGAATCTACTGTTTTCAATACTTCATTATATATTTTTGTACTGATTATTGTTCTATCATTAGCTATATATAATAAGCCATAATATCCTGCACAGTCTTCTTTTATTTTCTTAACTCTAGTTTTTGGTAGCCAGTGATTATTCCATTGTATATTTTCAATAGACACTAAAATATCATTATCCGGTATATCTTTCAAAGTATTATATTTATCTTTGAAATCATTAAACAGCTTCTTTACTATTGTAACTAAAGCATCAGATAAATTATTATCTAATTCTGCTACCATAAATAACTTGTTAAACTCTTCCTCATTACCTGTGATAAGAGTATCAACACAAGAGCCAAAAGTAAGAGAAGGTGATTCTATTTTATCAAATAGTTTATTTAAGTTATTAAACCCCTCTCTTTCATATCTAGAAAGTGTGCTGTAGGATAAAGCATGGTCTGCTCTATAAGTAGTTTCAGTCACTTTCCAAGATATGTTATATAAATTTTTTCTTTCCATATTAAATATATAAATAAGAGGTATACTCTCTAACGTCTAGAACAAGTTGTTCTAAATAATCTATGTTTACATTTAGCCATTTATCCTTATGAACACTTTTCTCGTCATCCCTTCTTTTCATTATTAAACAAGATTCTACTATCTCACTAAGTTCTTCTAAATTCCTGTTTTTTAAAAACTGCTGACATAATTTCATGTCTTTAGGAGGCAGGCATTGTAAACCCTCTTTAATTCTTTGATAAAGCTGATTCATACTCTTTGATTATTTTAATAGCTTGGAGCAGCTGCTTTTTAGTATAAACCTCAAAATATATAGAGTGTTGTCCTGTCTTAATAAGAATATCATCTAAATATTTTCTAAACAATTTCTTTTTAATATAGAAGACTTCATTCTCAAATCCTTTAGTTTCTATATATACATCTAATTTGCCGTATCTAAAATAAAAATCTGGAGTATATCTTATCCCAATAACTTTATTTGATTTTAGTACTAATAATCTGTTCTTGATAGGGTCTCCACTTTCTATCCTCTTATTTTGTTGAGTGTCTGTTTCTTTATCATAAAATGGAGTATAAGGCATAAAACTACTCCATAATTCATAAGTTTTATACTCGTATTGAGGCTTGAATCCTAGCTCAAAAAGAGTATTATAAGTACTCTTTTCAAGCTGTGATTTAAAAGTTAGATTACCAGATTTACATTTTGTGGCATTTCTAATCTTTTTATTATTTTTACTCATTAGAGAAAAGGGATTTTAGATTATTTCTTAAAAGACTACAAGCAATCTTAGCGTCCTCTATACTTCTAAAAGCAGGAAAAGCCTTATAATTTTTAATATGAGCTTTATTTATTTCATGAATCCTACCATCTTGAGGAGAAATAGCATAGATATGTTCACTTTCATTAATATGATCTTTATAGTTTTTATCCAATTCAATAGCTATCTCTTTAAGGATAATTTGAGTTACTGCCCAAAGATTAACTTTCTCAAGATTCTCTAAGATACCAGACAATTTATCTTCCTTCCAACCTGTTTTTTCCATAAGGTTGTAAATAGCAGCATTCCATATATCATCATAATTCTCATTGTATTCTACTATTTTAACTATCTTATTTTTAATAAGGACATCAAGAGTCTTCTCATCAATAATAGTTCTATACGAAGTTTTTACTTTCCCAAAGTTAGGGATATTACTATAGGATGTAATTTCTATAGTATCTCCCATCTTTACTTCTTTACCATTCAAAGTGTTAACAAATTTTTTCATATTACTATCTTTTAATAAATAATTAAGCAAGAGCAAAGGTACTTATAATTTATGAAGTACCAAAATCTTTAACTATATTTATATTTTTCTTTGAGTAATGCACTCTTTAGCTATTTCAAGTAGTTTATCTTGAATACTTTCAACAGTAGTTCCAGGCAGTTCCGGTATTTTAATTTTGTATGCAGAGTCTGTTTCTGTACCCATAATACCCTCATAAATTACTTTAGTTACATAGCTACAATCAAAACCATCCTCTACATTTAGAGGAATAACTTTGTCACCATCATAATTTATAATCTTCATAGGAAGATAAGCACATGTTCTAAGTTTTCCATATTCTGAATTATGAGGCACTGCAACTACATCTGCAGGATTAACTAAACAAGCTATACCTGTATTTCCATAATAATTCTTTTTAAGCCATTTAGCAGAAGCACAATGTAGACCCCTACTGCACTCATGAGAGCTGTCACAATCACATTTATTTCTATCAAGAGTCACTACTTCTCCTATTTTAATTACAGTTGAGTGACTATGATAGTCAGTATATACTCCTTCCTTTGGAGTAGTATCCACATTTCTGTAAGCTACAAAGAAGCCACATTTAGCAAGTTTTAAACCATATAATTGTAGAAACCAATATAAATTATTTCTACATTCCTCATTAGTATTAAGAGACATTAAAGTCCAAAAATTCCTATATGTAGTAATTTTTAAATAATCATGATTAAACTCAGCATCTAAAATAGAATTTGCTAAATCTATAGGAACTGATAAACTAGATACATTATCCCAATAAATAGCATTATTATATACCCTAAGAATTTTAGATTGTCTTAATTTTTCTATAGTAGAAAGCGCTTGTTCCCTTTCTTTCTTTATTTTATAAAACTCTGGGTTTAGTATACTGATAATTTCATTATCTGTCTGAGCTTTGACTATTTTATTAAATTCTTCATCTGTAATTTTTTTCTCAATACAATTACCATTATTAAGAATTATTGTTACTTTATCTCCTATTTTGATTATTTTTTGCATAATATTTTTAAAATTTTATTGTTTTTAATTTCATAATATGTTGAATAGTTTATTCTAAAAGTTTTAGTCCTTAAAATAATAAGTGCTATTATAAGGTTATTTAGTGAACTTTCATACATATTTATATTACACATTTTACATATTTTATTATACAGAGTATTATAATGTTTTAGTTTTTCACATATTTTTATTGTATAAGGATCTGTTTTTTTACATTTATATGCTAATGCTGCATAAGTACTGTTTTTGTATTTATTATTAAAAGTCATTATATCTTTAAATGGTTCTTGCAATAATAAAGGTACTATTTTTAGAAATTCTTTACTATAATATAATGAAGGACAATCAACATCTGTAAATACTTGTTGTATAGAATGTAACTTTATAATAGAAGGGTCATCTGAAAGAAGCCGATTCTTATCTACAATACAAGAAACCTTTGTTTTGTTAATAGCTTCCACTATACTTTTTCTTGCTTTAATAAATTTAAATCCTTTAACTTTAGCTAACCCCATATAAAACTCATTATCAGCACTCATATCAGTAAGTATAATTCCTGTTTTGAAACTTTTAAGATATTTTATACAATCAGCAATACTATTACAATATACTTTTATAGCTCTAGGGTACTCCTGTTTATACAGTATAATATTTTTTATTGTGGGTATTGATTTTGTATATTTTATTTTTGATTTATAAGATAAAAAATCAGAATCTGACTCTATATCCACTACTTTAGCTATTGATATTAAATAATCATACATAAACTTAATTAAAACATTAGTTTCTTTATTCTCCTTAAATCCTATAATAGCTGAAGATACGTAGTATTTTAAATCAGATTCATCAAAATAGCTAACTATAGTATAATCTTTGTAATTATTATAAATCCAATCTTTAATAGTCTGTGTTACTCTATTACAATGTTTTAATATAAGTAGTTTTTCTGCCTTCATAGAAGATCTGTCATAAGCTGCTTGAGGAATCTTGTATCTATAAAATTTTTCATTTTCATATAGACCTATAAAATTTATTAATATAATATTAAAAAAACTATTTATATAAGAAATAGACAATTCACTAAAAGATTTTCCTTTAAACATAATATCATTAGGAGCCTTAGTAACAAAGTCATTTCTATCTCTATATTTAAAATTGTTATAATAATATTTATTATTTATAAAGTCATATCTAATATAAAAGTGAGTAATTTTCCAAAATTCACGAAAATTATCATAATTTGATGGGACTGCTTGTTTTATTATATGCTGTATTTCTTCTTTTGCAGCTTGTATTCTATTATTAATTATATTAATAGTATTCTTATTATATATAATATTCTCTCTATTAGGGGTAATTTCTAATTCTCCTATATTGAACCTAATAGTAATTCCTGTCCTTCTAATTGAATAAAGGAAATCACTGTTTTCCCTTGATAGATATTCATAATTACAAGGATACAATACATTTCCTAAAAGAATTTTATTATCAACTATTGTAGATGCAACAGCAAAATTATTATACCACTTTATCTTAATTTCATTAATTAACTTAGTTTTAGCAGGACCATCTATATATATATTAGGAAAGAATACTACATATTTCAAAGCATCTATATAAGGATTTATATCTGTAATATTTTTTATAGTAATAGCTATACCATTTTTTTCTTCTGTAACTTTTTCTATAACAAGATTAGTAGTAATAGTATTACCATCTTTTATCATAATATATAGACGCATTATACCATTGTAGTATGAGGTTATATATACAGTATTACTACAAGCTAATGAACTATACCTGCCAATACCGAATCCACCAATAAACTCATTGCTTTCTCTTTTAGTACTACTTCCAATATTACAAAATATTTTTTTAAATCTTTGAGGACTAAGTCCCGTACCAAAATCTCTAATAGTTATTTCCCAGCTATTATCACTATAACTAAATTTAATAATAATAGGTGTATTGGTAGTTTTTGCTTCTATATGACTATCCCAAGCATTACTTACAATCTCTCTAATAAAAGATTGCTCAGGGTTAGAGTATAAATTAGACGATAATAATGTAGTAATATACTCAATATTCTTTGGATCTATAGATGTTTTAAACTTTTGAACCTCTCCTATAATTTGTACATTACTTTGTGCTGTTTCTACTATCATGTTTTATAAAATTAAAGGTGAGTAGGACACAGTCTACTCACCTAATATTATTAACTAAGAATTAATATAATCCACTTCAGAGTCAAGGAGGATATGTTTCTTCTTTAAAATTTCAATTAATTTATCACATTTACACCTCCTAGATTCAGATTGGTTTTTTGTAGTACACTCTGATATAATTGCTTCAAGCTTGACATTAGATACTTTTGTATAATCAATCCCATATCTTTTCTTAATTTTTTCTTGAAGTCTAAGGTTTCTAACCTTTACAAAAAGTTCTTTTCTATTCATTTGAATAAATTTAAAATTGTTTGTTTAAAAGTTTCTTTGTTATTTAAAATTTTATAATAGTCACTTATATCTTTCCCACCTTTAAAGTAAGGTAATATAATATTAGTAAAACCTGTCCTGTTAGCTAAATTAACAGCATCCTGCAAACCGACTTTATCATTATCTAAACATATATATATTTTATTAAATCTTTTTTTTAAGTTTTCTATTGCAGTATTGCTTATACTATAGCCTTCCCCTTGAATTGCTAATGATGGAATATTTGTATTAGCCCATAGACATAAGGCATCTTTTAAAGATGAGCAGATACAAAGCTTTTCCCCTTTTTTAGGCACTTTAGTCCATAAGCTAATGACAGATTTATCGTGACCATTAGACCATTTATAACCACTTTTATTAAATGGTTGATATATTTTTAATGTAACTTTTTTCTCTTTAAATTCTACATAAGTATAGGCATATTTATCAGCTTTAAAAAATAATTTTATGCCATTCTTAATAATAATTTTATGAGAAATAGGGTATACATCAGCATATTTTAACCACTTCAATGATATTCCATAGCTATTCCAATATTGAATATCATAGTCTTTCCATTTTCTTACCTTACATTTTAAGATTGTCTGATTATTAATTTTACACTTACTTATAGTATAACTGCCTTTTCCTATTTTAGTATTATAAGGAAAATTACCTAAATCTTTATACACCCTATTATTTACTTCCCTATAGTCACAATCCCACATTTTACTAAGTAATGTCCATATAGATCCTGATTCTTTAGTACTAAAGTCTATATAATTAACTTCGGTATCCTTAGGACAATATAGAGCAAATGAAGGGTGCTTATCCTCCCTTAGAGGACTATGTATTAAACAGGGTATAGATTTAATATTTAAGTAAAAGGCAGCAATATCAGCTTGGGATAAATTACTTAAATCCCAATAAGGTTCTTTTGATTTACTGCCTTTACTTATCATATTTATTAAGCCCAGGGATCTGACGTGTTGTCTGATGGCATATCAAAGGGTAAATCCTCTGATGCCATAGTAGAAGGTGCAGAAAATGTAGTAGGTGTTACTGTATATTCATGAACAGGCTCTGCGGAATACTCTGTATTGAGAGTTTTACTATGCTCTTCTGCATAAGCAATATCTTGTTGAAGCATTCTACTTAGACTACTGTAATTAGTAGCATTATTAACATAAAATTTCTTAGTATATACAGATTGATACAATCTACCTGTATTACTATCAGTTCTTACACCCAAACAAACTTTTATTTTATTAGTAGGTTGGAATCCAAGAATACCTCTAATTTCTGAGAAATCACCCTTAAAAAGTTTATCAAAACTTTCTAATTCTAGTCTACATTCGCATTCCTCAGGTTTAACATCAGTATTAGGAACTGTGCATTTATTTATATTATCCCATTTAGTAATATTAGGAATACACAAGAATATTCTAATAAAGTTAGTAAGGTCTTCTTCCCCAACATAAGCAATTCTATAGTCATTACTAATATCTGCTTTTCTTCCAGTGGCATAAGTAGGAATCTCTTTTGCAGAAATCTCTGCTTCTGTTGCCCAAGCAAATCTACCATACTTATCTACTACTTGATACTTGCCAGAGTTAGCACCAAACTGCTTCTGATTAGTAATAAACATAGGCATTGTTACAAGGGGCATTTCAAAGCCGATCCTCTCTATATCTGGTTGAAGAACCAAACTAATTCTTACATTCTTGTAGGACTTACCTTCTGCATCCTCTTTATCTTGCACATAAACAGGAGCTTCCTCCAGTGTAGTATTAAAGAGTTTCTCATGCTCCTCCTTATTAGGATTTACTGCCTTTACAAATACTGGACAAATGCCAATATACCTCTTAAATTCCTGAGCCTCCTTTGAGGCATTACCTTTTGAAATTGCCATTTTATTATTATGTTTAAATTGTTTATATTATATATTTATTATTAATTAAAGACTAAAATCTCTTTCAGTTATTTCATTGCTATTGTTTTCTGCAAATGAATCATTGCCTACTATAGATTCCTCTTGTTTATCTTGTATAGGAGGAATAATAGTATCGGGATAAATAAACTCAAAAGTAGTTTTCTTGATAATATTACCATTCTTATCTACTTGATCAGTAGGTGTAACTACCTTTTTAATAATATCCTCTGTATGATAGCCTGTCATTGCTACAGTAGGAGCATCAGTTAATTCAATTTGCTCATTGACTTCCTCTAGTTCTTCGTCAATTTTAGCTTTCTTTTCTACCAATTTGTTTTTTCTTTTGAGAAAACCCTCAACATTCTGAGCTGTTCTTTTTAGTCTTGCCAGCTCAAACTTAGTAAATTCTTTTTTTGTCATTGTTTATATTAATTAATTGTTAATAAATATTTTAGAAGTGTCAAATTTCACTTCATTATTCTCATCTGATTCTGCTACTAAAATTTTCTTACCTCTAAGGTGAGGACATCTAGCTTCTCTAATAGTATTATCTCCTCCTTCAAAAGAAATGTAAGTTTTATTACCTTCTCTGTAAATTAACCCTATAGCATCTGCTTCTCCACAGATAATATCTCCTGTTTTTCCAGCTAAATCCATAGATAATTCAGACATTTCTTGTGAATCTTTTCTTATTTGTTTATCTTTCACATGAGTAACCAAAATAAGAGTTTCACAAAGAGGTTTAAACATATCTATCATCTGTCTGATTGCTTTTCTAAGATACAGATAACCTGAACCATTAGGTAACATTCTTACATCAGCTTTAGGATCTAATACTGGTTTACCTGTTTTAGGATCTTTATAGACCATTCCTTTAGAGTCTTTTAGATACCCCCATCCTGCACCCATAGGAGTATTCCTATATAATTCTGCTGCATAAGGAATGCTTATTTCCTCCAATCTTGTAGCATTGTCTATAGTTATAAACCTATATGGAGCTTTGTGAAGTTCTTTACCTTTAGCTATGATTGCATCTTTAATTTCCTGCAAGTCTTTCATTGACCTTGCTTGTACTTTCATTACTGACAAAGCTCTATAACCATCCTCCAAGTCAATGATAAGATTGTCATCAATAGCTGCTACAAATGAGCTCTTTCCCTGTTTTGGCCTGCCCATAATAATAAGCAGCTTAGGATTATAATTAGTTACTGCACTTCTTTCTGTTGGTAATTGTATCATATTATTTTATTATTAAAAATATTATTTACTTTAGTAATCATAAAAGACAAGAGAGTAGTTTTAGTAATTCCTTTTCTCTTGTTTTCTATAGCTTTATATACTCTTTCTAACTCTATTGAATCAGATGGCTTAGGTAACTCTTTATAATAATTTATTGCACCATTAAAATAAAGAGGACATATAGCATTTGATTCTCCTCCTCTATTAAGAACTATTTCCAAACATCTAAAATTACCTTTTAATATTCTAATGTTATACTTTAAATACTCGGGGAGTTCAAAACTGAAAGGATTAGTTATTCCTAACATGACATCTACAGCCTTGCCTGTATCTTTACTATCTGCCAATCCTGCTAAAGTTGGTCTTATTTTATTACTTTTAAAAGCATCTAATCCTATAGTTTCAATGTTCTGTTGTTGAACTACTACAGGTATATAATGATATTTATTTCTAGCTAAAATTAAGTATTCACATAATTTATTAATAGTTTCTCTTAAAGTAAAACCTCTTTCAGTATCAAGTAATGATACATGGTCTATTATAAACATTACATATTCATTTTCTTTATAAGGTTTATAATAATCAAAAGATTCTCCAATTCTTTCTATTCCATCAGCATCTTTATATTTATATTTCTTTTTATGAATTATACCATGATTTTTAGCATAATTACAAATATCTTTCCATATTCCTGTAGGATTCTTAGCTTCACAAAATTCTACATGATGTTCATAAAAACTAAGTATCTCTACTATTTCTTTAGAATCTAAAAGATCTAATACTTCTTGCTTTACAGGTCTTTTTGTATTAGTAGAGGATAAGTCTGTAGGACTAATCTCTATATTATATACTGTATACAGCAGATAACATATAAACCTTAAAGTAATATTCTCTTTTGTTTCTTCTAAAGGATAATAAAATATTTTAGGAGTTATAATATTAGGATTCTTATAAGCAAAAATAATAGTATTATATAGAAACAAATAATTCATTATTTGAGTTTTTGAAGCTTTAGATGCTCCACTAATCAAATAAAATTTACCTTGTTCAATACCGGGAAATTGCTCAGAGAATCTTGGAAAGGGAGTAGGTATACAATTAACTTCTCCATTTAATACTTTATTTCTCCTTGATTCTAAATAATGTTTTAATCTCTCTCTTAAACTTATAGTAAGGTGCTCGTCCATTCTTCTTTTTGATTATCTAATTGCCCTTCATTTTCTATAAGAGACATTAATTCAGATTTTATTTCTACATTACCATCAGCATCTCTAACAGACTTTAGTATAAAGTACTTAAGTAATTGCATATATTTATAATTACCATTAAATGAATTTACATATTCTTTAGTAGCCTTTATAACTTTTTCTGCATTAAGAGAAAAGCCATATTTTACAACAAGAGTTTTAAGTTTCTTTGCTACCTCTGTTGTAGTTCCTCTCCACATATAAGTAGTCCCGGCCTTCCTTCCAGAAGGATATATTTCTCGTAACTTAACAGCTAAATTTGTATATTCTGAATCTGCATCAATAACATTCTTATCAGAGTCTATAACAATAGTAGATATTAAATCCTTTATTTTATCACTTATAACTATTTTATCTTTAGAGAACAAATCTCTATTGGCAAATCCTTTAGCTATAAGAGATAGAGTAACAGATTTAATATCTACTTCTTTAGCATTAAGAAACAAGACCAAGAACTCTTCAAGTGTAATATTATACTTATTAAGGATTGTTTGGTCTATTGTTAACTTCATATTTTTATATCTTTATAATTATCTACGACATGAATGAATTGAGGATTATAATTTTCTAACATGTTTTTTACTAACTCTTCTTCTCTAGTATCTTTAAAATAAGGAATTATAAGAATAGGTTCTTTGTGTCTAAGTAATCTACCCATTCTTTGTTTTATAATAGTTTCAGAACTATTTAAATTAGCATAAATACCTATTTGACAATCTACTAAGTTCATACCCTCATTAAGGATGTTACAGGCAGTGATATGATTTATTTTGTACTCATTAAATAATTTAAGATTAATTACAGAGTCTTTATTTTTACTATTAATACAATATTCCCCCAGCTTTTCTGTTTGCTCTATACTATTACAAAATATCAAAGTTCTGCACTTATCAAAATAGCATAACATTTTTTGTATATAAGAAACTTTTTTATCACTTAACCATCTTAATCTATTATTACACAATCTAAGCCACTTATGTTTAGCTATTTCACTTCTTCCTCTTAAATATTTTGTTTTCCAAAACTCAATCTGTCTATTTAAATCAATTAAGTATTGTTTTTGAGTACAATATATTTTTATAGGATATTGCTTTTGCTTTAAATAATTCCACCTTGTAGCCCATGATGTTTCTATAACTCTGCCTTTACTCCTTGTATTTTTTAGTATAGTTTCTGTAGGTATTGAATTACCTAAATGCAAAGGTAATAAATAAACTTGAGGATCAGGTAAAATATCATTATCAATAGCATTTCTAAGAGTTTTTTTATAAACAATTAATCCTTTAAATGTCTTTTTTAACTCTTCTTTTAAAAACTTACCTACTGTAGCGGATAGTAGAATACTGTATTTAATATTAAAATTAGACAATGCCTTTCTACATCTTTCTGATAAATGATGACTTTCATCAAATATACAAACATCATAGTTACCTGCATACTTAGGTAAAGAAACATAAGTTGTCATAGTTATATTAACATCCCTATCTTTCCACCATTTATTAAATTCTTCCTCCCAATTTTGTTTATGTACTATTCTATTAACTACTAATAAAATATTTTTAGCTTTAAGTTGTTTTATTTTCTCAATAGCTATTTTTGATTTCCCAAATCCTGTAGGCAGCTCTAATAACCAGTTATTACCTTTGAGAGAAAGAATCTCTTGTAATATATCTTCTCTTGTCATCTTCTTCTTTTTGTTTTACTATTTTTCTTAATAATTTTGTATACCTCTCACTCTCTGCATAATTTATTTTCTCCAAGAAAGTGTAATAGTCATTAGGATATTTATAATTCTTTTGAATCCATTTTTTATATGCTATTATACTTTCTGTCCAATGATTAAACTTATAATAGCTGTTTGTTTTACTATTATATAATCCAAAAAGATTATTATGTTTTATACATACTTTAGATTTAAAGTTTCCTGTTTCTAGTATAGCTTGTGCATAAACAATATTTTTATGTTTTATATCATAGTAAATCAGTGCTTCCTCTAAACCTTCTTCAGGAGATTGATAAAAGAATTTAGGTATAGTATTTATTGATGCAGTATCTATTTGTTTTTTATTGATAGTATCAATAATTTTTACAGTATCTTTTGTTTTTATAGTTTTTGGTACTGTTTTTTTAGTTTGTAGTAGTAATATTGCTATTACACTCCAAGGTATTATTGATATTACTGTGACTAATACTTTTATTTTATTTTTCATATTGTAAATAGGTGTATATAAGTTCTTATTTTTTCTTGATTATGATACTTGTAATACCATAATACAATCTTATATTTCCTATCTTCAATTATTATATCTATAAATGGTTTAAAATACTTTTGTAAAGATAGGATTATCACGAATATTATAGAAATTATTATAAATATTTTCATATAGCATAATTTTAAGACAAAAAAGAAAGCTAAGCAAGATATAACCTTGCAAAGCTTTGCTTTGTTAATTAATCATCAAGAATAAAAAAGTAAAAATCAGTAGCCCCAGCATCATGAGCTATAAGTTCACAATGCTTTTTAATTCTTGCTTCTTCTGACATATTACTCCAAATTGTAATAGGGTTGCCATTTCTTTTAGCTATTATCTTATTATATTTTGGAGTTGTAGGTGTTTTAAGCATATAATCATATGCTTCTTGAGACATTTTTAATACCTGTTTTGCAGGTTTTGATTTTCTTGTCTCAAATGAAATAGTCTTAGTTTTATATCTTTTTTCTTCTTCATCAAAAGTTCTAAAACTAAGGTAGTTCATGTCATTTAATTCTGGTTTGTTTTCAGCCGCCTGCTGGCTTATCATAACACCTCCTGGAAGTGTCATGACAAGGCTTAATTTTGGTTCTGTCATAATTTATTTAATTAAATCTTCCCATAAATAGGCTTCAAATTCACGTTTGAGTTCCATTTCAGCTTGTTTTGCTTCATCCAAATATATTTTTAAGAAATATGAGCATTCATTAAAGTTTTCAATATTTCCATCAAACTCTAAATAAAGCCATTTTTCACAATATTTTATTGCCTCTTGTTGTTTTTTTGTTGCTTTTCTTGTCCTCATAGTTAATTTGATAATAAAGATAGTAAATCTTCAGTAGTATATTCTACTTTATTTATATCTTTTGATTGATAATATAATTTAATAACCTCTGTAACTTCTTTATTTAATAAAGAGTTATTTATTGCAAAGTGATATAGTTCTTTTATAGTCATAACTATTAATATTGTACACCCAGTGAGACTCGAACTCACAACCCTCAGTTTAGAAGACTGATGCTCTATCCAGTTGAGCTATGGGTGTTTTATAATTATATAGTTTCTATATTATAAAATTTAGCATACTTAAAATTAAACTTAAACCCTTCAGGAAATTCTTTAAAGAATTTATCGGCTTCTTCCTCATTGCAACACCAATCTAAAATAGCGTTTTTTATATCAATGGAGCCTTTAATTATCATATTATCTTCTCCTTTTTTTGCTTTAGAGATAAAGAAATTTTCATCTCTGGTAAAGTCTTTTAAATATAATTTTAAAGCATAATATTTCTTTAAAATGTAATCCATGTTTAAGTTTGTTATTGTAACTCCTAAGAAAATTGTTGATTCTTTCATCTTGTTTTATTTTTTAATCTTGTTAAACTTGTGGACCAATAGGGACTTGAACCCTAAACCTTCACATTATGAGTGTGCTGCTCTAACCATTTGAGCTATAGGTCCTATGAGTATTATTTAATATTAATTAAGTTGTTAAACCAATAATAACCACTTAATATAATAAATTCTCTTTTATTGATAAAGGCTGTACAGATGGATATGAACAGAGTATTTATTGCTATTATACTTAAAAGAGTAAGAAAACTTACATTGTTTATACAAATAGATAGCATAAATATTATAGCTGTAATCCATAAGAAGATACCTTTTATTGCTAATTTTATAGTTTTCATTGTTTTTTCTTGTTAAAATAATAAATAAATGTATGTAAACTAAGCCACAAAATGAATAAAATGATTAAAAAGTTTGCAGCTTCTATGAGATAATTTATGAGAAAATCTAACATTATAGTAAGTTAAAACAGTAAAAAGAGTTATAATTAAAAGAGGGAGAGTTAAATACTCCCTCTTTGTTATGCTTAAAGGCCGAGGGAAACGATTTCCCAACTATCCTGACCAGCCTTACATAGCTTATAGCTCCCACTGGCTAACTCAACTACCTGTAAATCATCCTTTTGTGCTGCAATTTGTTTAGGAGTCAGTTCTCCTAAATTACTGCTAAATCCTACAAAAGTAACATCATCTCCTCTTTGAAAAACACAGCTCTTGAAAGCCTCTCCAGTCTCACTGTTCACAAAAGAGCCTACCTTCATGATACCATTGGCCTTAGCAAAGCTAATAAGACTCCAAGAATCAACTATTCCATTATCCATGATAATAAAAGCCATTTCAGACTTGCTGTATAAACTAAGGTGTTATACTACCCAGCTGCAATATTACATTAGATTACCAGAAACAGCTAACTTCCAAATAATCTTATTATTATCAAACTATAGGTGGAGTTCTGTTTAGATTAGAGTTAACACAATACAAGCTTAATACTAAGCTATTGTGGTGATTAGATTAGTTAGGTTTAAGATACCGACACTTTTAATATAGTCTAACTTTTCTATTCTATGTAATAGTTCACATGATTTAAACCCAATAGAGCAGCTCTAAGAAAGAAAAGAACCAAAAGAAAGAAACTATTATTTATTATTAATTTATATATTCCTAAAAGAAAGAAATATATAAAGAAAGAAAAGGGTTAAAAATAATGCAGAGCACAAAGCCCTGCATTACTCTTATTTCCACAACAAGCTATCCAGTTTAGCTTTAGACTCATAGTAATCTTGAGGGTCAAAAGCATCAACCCAGTCATACTGACTATCTAAAGTATCAAGAAGTTCTTCAGTAGCTTTATTATAAGCATCATAAGCCTCAAGATACTTAACTGATTTAACTGTAGCAACACTATGCCCTGCTACAAAGCCTGCAATCATACCTAAGACAATAGATAAGATGCAAATAATAAGAGATTTTTTCATATCAAATGATAGGAAGAGTTCTGTTTAGATTAGACTTTATAAGTAATTAGATGATTGTTTAGACTATAGATTTTTAAGAGTAAATATTGTTTAGATTAAGGAGTACTTCTAAATATTATTTACTCACTTTAGAATCAAAAGGAGTAACATCATCAAGGCTATCTATAATAAGTTTAATTATACCTCTCTTAATATTCCTTTTAATTATTTGGTTATATCATTTTTTTTACTTACCTTTGCACCAGTATACTTAGACTACATAAGTATGGTACAGATGGAATACTAGAATAAGACCTTCTGAAAGTCCCATTTAGCCTAGGTTTAGGAACTGCAGATATGAAATAATTATCAAACATAGCGGGGAGGTTGAGCCTAACTAAAAAGCTTAGTTATAAAGTCTATTTGCCCACCAAGTAGTTGTGAAAAGGTAGAGAGTAAAGAGGCCATAGGGGAATAAAAGTCAGCAATGACATAATAAACTCGCGGTAGACTGAAGATTCTAAGCAAGACTTACCGAAAATTTTTATAATGTAAGGTAAGTGTGACAGGGGTGTTGCAATCGCTGGAGTATTTCTATGTCTCTTAATTAAAGAGTTAATAAAAGTTAATGCAACACCTAAGAAATAAAGAGTAACCTGTTAAATCAGTATGTCTTAAATATAAAAAAAATAGCAAGACGAATCTTGCTATTGTTTTTTACATAAGGGAATCAAGTTTCTCATTATATATATAGTAATCTTGGGGGTCAAATGCGTCAGTCCAAGAGTACTTACTATCAAGAGAATCTAAGAGAGTTTCAGAGGCTTTATAATAATTACCATAAGCCTCAAGGTATTTATTGGCTGTTTTAGTTGCATAGTTATTTCCAGCAACAAAACCTAATATAGAACCTAATATTAATGAAAGGATTATTTTCATGTTCATTTAGAATTTCAAGTTCATTTAGAATTTCAAGATAAAAAGGGGAGCTCATGCTCCCCCTTTGTCATTTTAGAGTCCCAGGTCAACGTCTTCCCAGGAGCTATTGCCCTGCTTGCAGAGTTTATAGCTGCCCGTTTCAAGTTCCACGACCTGTAATTCGTCTTTAAGGTCAGCAATCTCTTGAGGAGTCAGCTCTCCCAGATTGCTACTGAAGGAGACAAGAGTCACCTCCCCTCCATCAACAAATGCACAGGACTTGAAAGCTTCCCCCGTTTGACTGTTTACAAAGGGGGCAACTTTCATTTGCCCATGCATTCTTGCAAAACTAATAAGACTCCAAGAATTGACAATCCCTACACTCTGTGTTTGAGGCTCTTGTGCTTGTTGTCTTTTAGCTTTAACGTTTCTCATAATTTTTCCTCATTTCAGAGGCACTGCATGAATTAAGGCATCATGCTATCCTGCTGCATTACTATTATTTAGATAATTAAGAACAGCAAGCTCTTAAGTTATCTTTTCAATTATCAATAAATAAGAAGAGTTCTGTTTGATTAAAAAGAAAGGGCAAGAAGACTGGTGTCTTCTCACTCTAAGCTTAGATGTCTGATGGAATACTATGTATTTCACAGTAATCTACGATAATACCATCATAGCAAAAATCACCCCACTCTTCATAGGGTTCACCACATTCAGTTGTTCCCCAATGACAGCAATTAAATGCCTTAAACAGTTTATTCTGTGCATACAGAATATATACATACTCAGCATGATAGTCTCCACCATTCTGAATAACATCCAACACTACAGCCTTAATAGGCTTTTCTACATTAGGCACTTTAATTTTAATGATAGTGCCCTTTTCAACCTTTTCCATAATTATTTATTTTTTAAGTAGTATAGAGTTAGTGCTCTACACTACTTGTTATACATGTCACCACTCACCTTTTAAAGTAGCAATGAGTTCTTCTCTCACATAGGCAGGAAGTTCTACACCATAAGCTTCATCAGTAAGCATACCCAGTGTGAGTACAAAGGTGTTAGTTACCTCATTAATAGTGCCTACTGTGAAGTATGTATTATAGCCATCTACAAGGATAAATTCTCCCTCTTTAGGTACAGCATAGCCATTAAACTCTACCATATCACCCTGAAAGCAAGCTGTACTATTCAATGGGTCATCAAAGTGATACATCATAAAGTCTTTTAACTCATCACAGTTGTTGAGATACTCAAGAGTTGGAATGTTATCTACTGTTGTTGCTGTTGTTGCCATAATGTTTAATTTTTAAGTGTTAATGTTCAAAATTATGTAGGAGTCATATTTAGATTAAAACTCCTACAAATGACCCATGGGGGAATATCCCCATTGTCAAAGGCTGGGTGGGGTGTTGGTTAGATTATCCCCCATCTTCACCTCTATTTCATTTTAAAAAAAATAAAATAAAAATTAAATTTATAATTATAATAATTTATTAATAGTATTATTACAATTATATAATATAGTTTGGTAGTTACAATTATTGTTTGTAACTTTGCACCAGTGAATAAGAAATATACTATAAACATATAATCTCTGATTATATGAAGTGGTTATTAAAATTAATACAGAATAATACTGGCATCAGCTCAAAGAATTTTTTCTTAGTAGCTGTTACAATAGTAGGAATATTATTATTGATAGTCCCTATTATAGTGTTAATAATAGAAGTTATTAATACAAAAACTATACATACTGACCTTCATGGCATGGCAGCATATATAGGTTCAGTAGCAGGAATATTTGCTTCAGCAGGAATAACTAAAGCATGGTCAGAGAAATATGAAAAAAAGAATAAACCAACATTATAATAATAAAATATTAGTTTCTGGTAATGACAGATGTGATGTTAACACATTAGAGAATAATGAGTTGTTGTTATATTCACGGAATAATAAATCTATTCCTAGTAAATTAATAGCTAACGAGAATGGTAAAATTACTGAATATAAAGTAGGGGAAACTTCTACTATTATAAAGGTAAAAAGAAAAAATCCTCCTTTCCCTAATACAAATACATATGAGGAAGAACCTGTTTTGCCAGTAACGTATGTACGTGCAAAACTAATTGATGAGAATGATAATTCTCTACTCATTAAAGATCTTAAAAGATATAGAAAAGATAAACATAATACCATTTTATTTGTTGTGTGTTATGTTATAGGTCTGAAAACTAACTACCGGATAATAGAGGAGGGTGTGCCAATTCCTGTACGGACATTACAGTATGGAGTTTTAGCGCAAGATTACTATGACAATAATATCTATTCTAGAATAGTGTTTCTTTATGATTGTGTAAATAGGAAGATTCTTGATTTTAAAAATCAAGGAGGAGGCAACCAAGATGGATATAAATATTTTTATATAAAAAATTTTAAAAAATATATTCATATTGAATGGCTTGAAAATACTAACCTTACTAGGGATCCTATTCTTATTTATAAAAATTTAGGGGAGACCGTAAAAATAGCAAACCTTAGAGGTGCAAAAAAGGCAAAAATTTTTAATGTAACAACATCGGAGTTTGCACAGTACCAGGGGACACCTTCATATATTGAAATTGTAAATTGGCTCATTAAAAAAAGATACTCAACAAGTTTTTATGACGAGTGGATTGCCGTAAGTAGCAATAGTGGTGCTGGTCATTGTTGTGTTAAACATCACGGTTCTGATAAATTTGAGGAAGGCCCCATTTTATCAGCAACAACAAAAAGTACGGCATTCCGAATTTATTGTAGTATTTTTATTAAATATTGGGCTCCACTTGATAGTGGAAGTAGAAATAAACTGATTATAAAAATACAAGTATCTAATATTTGTATAGAAGAACTTAATTAGTAGTAGTCTATTTATTAATATTTATATGATTTATATTAGGGTGAAGGAGCATTACGTTATATTAGGTATATTCACGAATACCCTATAATAACCCTATGTCCTTCACCCTTTATTAATATATACACTTAATATGTGGTTAAAAGAAAGTAACAGATTAAAACATTTACTCTATGCTATACCAGCAGCATTTATAGGAACTATATTCTTTGCTCTAGGTTTAGCATTTGGTATGGAGTTTAAGGATAAACAATATGGTGGTAAGTTTGATTGGTTAGATATAGTTGCCACTGCTATAGGTGGTATAATTGGTCAATCGTTATATTTATTGTGCATGATAGGAGTCCATTTAATTTTTGATTAATCACAATACCTCCATGTTGGAATCGGTATACAAGTTGGTCTTAAACACCAATGGTCATAAGACTATGTGGGTTCAAGTCCCACTGGAGGTACAATAATAGCTCTTGAAGGGTGCAGCAAAATTATAAATTACTGGACTATTTATACAATCTATTATTTATGATTCCTTATAGTTATAAAACAGCTATTTAAAAGCAAGTATTCATGAGTTAAGTTTTAAAAGCATACTGTAAGGATTTTATTTAACACAACAAAGCTATAAATTCTAGGATAAGTAGCAACGTAACATACAGAAGGCTTCTTACTTTATTTAGTATAGCACAAAGTTCTGTTGGATGTCGTAGAATCCACCTGCTCTTCTAGGGATGATATGAAGATAAAACCTCTAGGTGGAATATACTAGAGCCAAACCCAGCTTTTTAGCTGGGTTTTATTGTTTCTATACCTTAGTATAAACAATTAATAAAAAATAATTATAAAAAGTTGTTAATTTATTTGGTATTGTTAAATAAATTATATACCTTTGCAACTGTTAGAAATGGTCTCTTAGTATAAAGGTTTAATATCCTTGTTTTGTAACCAAGGGATGTAAGTTCGATTCTTACAGAGACCTCTACTATAAATAGATTATATAAGTTAAAGGTGGTAATACTTATATACTCTACGCCCACTAGGGGAACTATTTATGGTTTGTTGTGGGCTTTTTATTACAAGGAGTAGGCACTGTCTTTTTAGACTGAAGGTTCAATTCCTTCCCTTGTAACTAATATAAGTGGTATGATAAAAATACTTAATGCACTTAACCTTAGACAGCTTATAAAACAAGCTAATAGTATAGGTTTAAAGAGAGAAGAAATAATAACTATCCTACAATCACAAGGACAGTTTTATTTAATTTATTATAATAAAGGATAACTATGGAGGACACTAATACATATAATGATGAAATGGTTTTTTACTGTAAGAAGTGCTTATCATTGAGAATTAAATCAGTACCTGACATGGAAGATTTAAACTATTGTGATGAGTGTGGAGCTACAAGTATTGGTGAAACTGACATTGAGACTTGGAGACAAATGTACAAAGATAAATTTGGTTTTGATTATTTAGATAAATATTAATTATGGAAGAGAAGAAAATGACAGTAGAGCAGGTACAAGCTGCTGCAAATGAACAAATTAACCTTCTTTACAAGAAATTGCAAGAAGCTAATATGTCTAATACTTTTAAAAGACTTGATTACCTATTTATGATTGTTGAAGGAAAGTTTGGTGAGGCTTTGAAGGATAAAGCTAGGGCTGAAATTGACTACATTGTATTTGGTAATCCAGAGTCAAAGGAAGAGTCTGAAGACATTAATACTTCACTAAAGGAGGACTAATGATGCAAGGGAAAGTCAATAATGTTATTGGACTTTCCCAAACACCATTAGGAGATGAGTTTTTTAGGTATTGGTTTATCTTTCTTAGGCCCTTACATCATCTTACTGATAGAGAAATAGATGTTATTGCCTCATTTGCAAAACATAGGTACAAACTATCAAGAGTGATAAAAGATGAGAATCTTCTTGATACAGTACTTATGAGTGAGGAAACTAAGAGAGAAGTGAGGAAAGACTGTAATATTACCTTAGTTCATTTTCAAGTTATCATGGGCAAACTTAGAAAGAACAATGTTATAGTAAATAATAAAATAAACCCAAAGCTAATTCCTAATATTAGTGAAGACTCAAAAAGTTTACAACTTTTAGTTATATTTCCAATAAAATAATGGATAAAAATATCTATTTAGAAGTAAGTAAAACTTTGGGAATATCTTCTGATGTTGTTGAGAAAGTCTATAAAGCCTATTGGTTGTATATTAAAACAACTATACAGGCTTTACCTTTAAAAGAAGATCTTACAGAGGAGGAGTTCTCTAAGTTAAGAACAAACTTCAATATTCCTTCTCTAGGAAAACTTAATTGTACTATAGATAAATATAAAGGTACTAAAAAGAGATTTAAATTAATAAAGAAATTAAGAAATGCTAAAGATAAATAGTATTAAGCCCTTGTTTAATAAAATTGTCACTACTTGTGATGTGTATGAGAAAGGAAAGACAGAAGGTAATATTATAGTAAAAACAGAAGGAACTATTAAAGAGTATCAAAGAGTAGAGGCAGTAGGCTCTACAGTTAGAGATATTAAAGTTGGTGATTTAGTCCTTATTAATCCTAAAAGATATGTGGTTCCTAATCATAAAGATAAGAAAGATAATTCTATAAAAGGTGTAATAGGAGATGATTTAACATTGGGAGTAAGTTTTCCTATAATTGAATATGGAGGTAAGAAGCATCTTCTCATTTATGACCAAGACATTGATTATATTATTGATGGGGAGGAGATTAAGGAGGATTCAACAAGTTCTTTAGTTCTCCCAAGAGAAAAAAAAGTCATTGTTTAATATATAGCTCATGGTCAATTCCATGAGCTTTTTTATTTTATATATTATGAAATTATTTAAATATGAAGGATATAAAGTAGTTATTTCTGAAGAAGCATTTGGACTTAAAGTATTTAGGCAAATATGGAATAGAGATAGAAGTGTTCATAAAGACAAAGCTATAATGGAGTTGTCTTATATATATTTTATGGAAGATCCTAGAAGTGATTATCAATATATTATAGATAAAGAAGAAAGGTCTAAGGCTATTATTGAAGGAGAAGGCCTATCTGATAAATGGAAACCTGATAAAGTAGTAATAGAGGCTATAGAATTTTACTCTAGTTTTAAATCTACATCAGCTTTGTTATTGGAGGATACTAGGATAGCTATTAATAAAGTAAGACAATTTTTAAAGACTGTGGATTTAAAGGCTGTAGATGACAAAGGAAAACCTATATATACTATTAATAGTATTACATCTACTATTAAAATGATACCTCAATTGATTAAAGATTTAGATGATGCAGAAAAAGCTATTAAAGCTGATATGCAAAACAACTTAGGTAAAGTAAGAGGACAAAAAGAAAAATCATTATTAGAAGACGGGATATTATGATACAACAATTAGTAAACACTCTTAATAATGTTTTGAAAGGCAGTAATTTAATTCTTCATATTGAGGAGGAACAAGGTAGAAGTATTAAATCCATAGTGTATGTTACTTATTCTGTTTATATTAATACAAAGAGTAATCCTAAACCAATAAAATTAGTTTCCCTCACTAGAACTAAAAAATTAAATGAGGATAACTATGCTATTGAAAAGGAGTTTACAGAAAGTTTTCTTATATATATAATAAATGGAGGATTACAGAATCTATGAATAAATATCAAACAGAATATACCACAGAGTATTTAGATTCCTTACCTAAAGAAGTACAAGAGCAGTATTATGATTTTGTGACATCTGTACCTTATATTAAAGAGTTAATATCAAATGACAGATTGTATGCTAAAGATCTTTCTAGAGATTCTGAAAATAAGATTATTATAGACGTTACTAAGCCTCATATTTTAGAAGATACTGATTATTTTAGACCTTCTGCTATTCATTTTCAAAAATATGGTTGTTATACTAAATTAAAACCTAATGCTAATCCTAATAGTGAATATGGTAAATGGATTAGGGAGGAGGTTAGAAGATGTTGGGAAGGGTATATAAGACCTTCTGATGGTGAATGGGTTACAGGAGATATGTATTTTTTTCTTAATTATTGTCCCATACAACTTATTAAACATAATGCTAAAGGTAACTCTATTAGAACTATTGATTTTCCAAAGTTTTGGGATGGACATTATTATAAATCTCATTACTTGAATCAATGTAGATTGAGTGGATGTCATGCTGCAGAATTAGCAAGTAGAGGTAGAGGAAAGAGTTATTTTGCAGCAGCTATGTTGGCTAAAAGATTTATACTAGGAGAATCTAAGGAAGTAAAGAAGAAAGTACAATGTGTAGCCACTGCATCAGAAAGAAAATATATTCAAGGTGCTAATCAACTGTTAGATATGTTTCAATACTATATAGATTTTTGTGCTAATAACACTGAATTTCCTAGACAAAGAATTACCTCTTCTTTGCAGAATTTAGCATGGACTATGGGATATATAGACAGTGAAACAGGTACTAGAAGAGGTACTGAAAATAGTGTTATAGGCATTACTTCTAAGGATGATGAGTCCAAACTTAGAGGTTCCAGAGGTGTTTTATATCTCCTTGAGGAGGCAGGTTCTTTCCCTAGATTACTTAATCTTTATCAAGTGTTAAGACCTTCTGTAGAGGATGGTAATAGTGTATGGGGATTAATATATCTTTATGGTACTGCTGGTGATAATGACAGTGACTTTAGTTCTATGCAAGAATTAATGTATAATCCTGCTGGTTATAATATACATTCTATTTCTAATGTTTATGATAAAGAGGGACAAGGTAGAAAGCAGTTTACATATTTTTTTCCTGGTTATATGAATAGGGCCGATTGTTATGATAAAGACGGTAATAGTGATGTAAACAAAGCATTGATTGAAATCCTTCTTGATAGATACAAAGTAAAGTATAATAGTACAGATATTAATGCTATTACTAAGAGAATAGCAGAGATTCCTATCACACCTCAAGAGGCTATATTAAAGACTAAAGATAATATATTTCCTATAGTAGAGTTAACTAAAAGACTTAATGAAATAGATAACAATCCTACCTTTTTTGATGATGTTTATATAGGAGATTTAGCTTTTAATAAGCAAGGTAAAGTAATATTTGATGCTAATACTCTAGATATTCCTATTAGGAATTTTCCTATTAAGGATAACAAAGTTCAAGGAGCATTGGAAATATATGAAATGCCACAAGAAACACATGGTAAAATACCTAATGAAAGATATATTTTAAGTCTTGACAATTATGAAAATGACTCTGCTCAATCCATGTCATTAGGTTCTATTTTTGTCCTAGATTTATGGACTGACAGAATAGTAGCTGAATATACAGGAAGACCTATGTTTGTGGATGACCTTAATGAAATATGTAGAAAATTATGCATATTTTATAATGGTAAAGTAATGGTAGAAAATAATAAAAAAAATACTTTTGCTTACTTTAGTAGAATGAATAGCTTACACTTAATGGCTGATACTCCAGAATATTTAAAAAATAGGCAGATACTAAAAGCTAGTACTTTTGGTAATGCAAGTAAGGGGTGTCCTGCTACAGTGCCTGTAATAAATTTCGCTATGGAAAGATTGAGAGATTGGTTGTTAAAGCCTATAACTACTACAGAGGAAATTAATGGTGAAGTTATATCTACTACTATTCCTAATTTACATTTTATTAAAAATAGGGCTTTACTTAAAGAATTAATACTTTATAACCCTGCTATTAATGTAGATAGGATTATGTCTATGTGTCAACTAATGTTATATAGAGAAGAAAAAATGATTATCTATCAAGGAAATCCCCAAAAAGCAGAGAAAAGAATAAACTTTAAATATTTAGGTAATGATCCCTTCTTTACTAATAATTACAAGCAGTAAATTTAGTAAAATGTTATTATTAAATCATTTAAACTATTGTTTAATTAATTTTTTCTATGTAAATTTGCAGTATATAAATATATAGAACTATGAGTGAATTTTTGCAGTTTCCATCTCAGCAACTTCCTATGAGTAAGAAAACTAAGACTTGGAGAAAGCAAATTCTTGATTGGGGTTCTAGTAGAGCTACTATTAATAGTTCATTAATTAGGAAAAGTGTTATACATAAAAGAATTAACTATGATCTATTGAATGGTATAGTGCATCTTAATGATATGGCAGCTATAATTAATCCAAATGATATTAAGGCACAGTTTATCCCTTCAAAGATACAACATTATCCTATTATGAACTCTAAACTCAATGTTCTGAGAGGAGAGGAATCTAAAAGAGTCTTTGATTTTAGAGTTATTATCACTAACCCTAATGCAATCTCAGAAATTGAAGATAACAAGAAACAAGCTTTACTTCAGGATATACAACAAGCAGTTGCTGACACTTCTCAATCAGAGGAGGAGTTTAATGCTAAGTTGGAGAAACTAAATGATTATTATACATTTGAATGGCAAGATATGAGGGAATTAAGAGCCAATGCTCTCCTTAATCATTATGCCAAAGAATATAATATGCCTTTATTATTTAATAGAGGTTTTGTGGATGCTATGACAGTAGCAGAAGAAATATATCTATGTGATATAGTAGGAGGTGAACCTGTTATTGAAAAGCTTAATCCTAATAAAGTCAGAATATATAAGTCTGGCTATTCTAATAGAATTGAAGATGCTGATATAGTAGTTATAGAAGACTATTGGAGTCCTGGCAGAGTAATTGATACTTACTATGATGTTCTTAGGAAGAAAGATATGGAGTATATAGAGAAACTTCCTAATAGATTGGATCAAGGTTCTATTGACTCTATGGATAATATAGATGAAAGAGATGAGTTTATTAGAGCAGATGATACTTCTATAGGAGATGCTATTTTCAAAGATGGATTCTTTTGGTCTCCAACAGGCAATGCTCATGGAGAGGAAAACTCAATGCTACCTTATGATATTGAAGGTAATATCAGAGTAGTAAGAATGTTTTGGAAATCCAGAAGAAGGATTAAAAAGATTAAATACTATGATGAGCAAGGGGAAGAGCAATTTAAATTTAGAGATGAAAACTATGTTACCAATAAGAATTTAGGAGAAGAAGAGCAGATTCTTTATATTAATGAAGCTTGGGAAGGTACTAAAATAGGGGAAGATATTTATGTTAATATGAGGCCTAAGACAGTACAATATAATAGACTAAGTAATCCTTCAAGATGTCATTTTGGTATTGTTGGTTCTATTTATAATTTAAATGATGACAAGCCCTTCTCTTTGGTAGATATGATGAAGCCTTTTAACTATCTATATGATGCTATTCATGATAGACTTAATAAAATAATAGCTAAGAACTGGGGGAAAATAGTCACTCTAGATTTAGCTAAAGTTCCTACAGGATGGGATGTAGAGAAATGGCTTTATTTTGCTAAGACTAATAGTATTGCAGTAGTAGACAGCTTTAAGGAAGGTAATATTGGTGCAGCTACAGGTAAATTAGCTGGTGCTATGAATAATGCTTCTAGTGGTGTTATTGATGCTGAATTAGGTAACTCTATACAACAGAATATTAATTTACTTGAGTTTATTAAGATGGAAATGTCTGATGTGGCAGGTATATCTAAACAAAGAGAAGGCCAGATTTCCAATAGAGAAACTGTTGGTGGTGTAGAAAGAGCTACTCTTCAATCTTCACATATTACAGAATGGCTGTTTGTTACACATGAAGATGTAAAGAAGAGAGTACTTGAATGTTTTCTTGAGACAGCTAAGATAGCTCTAAGAGGTAGAAGTAAGAAATTTCAATATATCCTTTCTGATGGCTCAATGAAAGTCATGGACATTGATGGCGATGAGTTTGCTGAGTGTGACTATGGTTTAGTAGTAGATAATAGCAATGCTATACAAGAGCTTCAACAAAAGATGGATATGCTAGCTCAAGCAGCTCTACAAAATCAAACATTAAATTTCTCTACTATTATGAAATTATATAATAGTTGTTCTATGGCTGAGAAACAGAGAATTGTTGAGAGAAATGAACAAGAAATGATCCAAAGACAGCAAGAGACACAACAGCAACAGTTACAACAACAGCAACAGCAAGCTGAAATGGAAGCTCAAGCTAAGGAACAAGAGATGCAATTAAAAGACCAAATGAACCAAAGAGATAATGAGACTAAAATTCTTGTGGCTACTATATCTGCTGATAGTAAAAATGATGGTATTGAAGAACCTACATATTCTCAAGAAGCCAAAGATAAACTAATGGAGTCAATGAGACAATTTGATGAAAGACTTAAATTAGATAAAGAAAAACTTGAGTTTGATAAAACCAAAGCGAGAATTGATGCTCAACTTAAAAAACAAACATCTAAAATAACAAAGAAATGAAAATTTTGAAATATATTTCAGAGGGTGCAATAGAGCCCACACATAATAATTTATGGCTATATAAGGGAGAACTCAAATACTATGGAACTAATGGATGGACACCTGTACTTAGTGCTCCTTTAAACATTCCTACAGCCTCTGCTTCCACTTTAGGAGGTATTAAAATAGGTTCAGAGTTTTTAGTTAATGATAAGAAAGAACTTACTATAAAAAGTATCCCTCAGGATAAACTTCCTGTAGCTAGTATCTATAAGTATGGGGCAGTTAAGTTAGGTGACGTTGATGATTCGGGATTATATATTGATGAATCTGATGGGACGTTAAGGATAAATCCACGTGTCGCTATCTTTTCTACAGTTTATCTTCAAATGAGTTCTTTTATTACACATATGAATAAAGTTGAGGCAGAGATAGATAAAAAAGTAGATAAAGAGTCTGGTAAAGGATTATCTACTAATGATTTTACTAATGCTTATAAAACTAAACTTGAAAATATCTCAGAAGGTGCTACTAAGGTTATAGTAGATAGTAAATTAAATTCTGACTCTACTAATGCTATACAAAATAAAATTGTAACTTCAAGTCTTCAAGGAAAAGCTAATTTAGGAGCTGACAATAAACTATCTCCTGATGAATTTCTTTATAATATGGTTACTTGCCCACAGTTTTCGGGACTACTAGTTGATCCTGTAACACTGAATCTAATCTCACCTCCTTCTGAAAATGGAGATGTAGTAGCCTGCGTAGAGAAAACCTCTGAAGATATAATATTTGCCTATAGAGTTGGAAACTCGGAAGGGTCTTACACATACTATAATAACTGGTCAACACGTGCCCAATACTGTAATTCTGACTTAAGGCCTTATGAAGGTAAGCTCTATTATAATAATGCTTACGTTGGAAACCTGGCAAAAGGTCTTTGTTTAGGACACTCTGTGATGGGTATGATTGGGCCTATTATACATGCAGTCGAAACTTGCACAGAAGAAGAGATTAATAATATATTTAAATAATAATTATTATGAAAGTAATAGATTTAAATGCACTTAAAATATTTTATACAAAGATTAAAACTGATATACTTACTTTGGTACCTGTTTTTAAAGGGCCTAGTGGTAATAAAGAAGGTGAAAGTGGCCTTGTACCAGCACCTCCAATAAATCTTGGACAGGTTTGTTTTCTAAGAGACAATGGTAATTGGCAGGAACTCCCCTCAGCAACTACTGATACTAAAGGCTGTGTAAAAGCTGCTGCTAATATAACAGATGTAGTAAATGAATCGGACCTATTAAATGCTTTTAATGCTCTCTTAGAAAGTTTAAGAAATGCAGGAATACTAAAGACAAAAATTAGTAGTTAAATTACATTTAATATAATAGGTTAATTTAATTTATTAATGATCCCTAATGTATTATTTTTAAAGTAAAGATATAGAAATACTGAAGTTACTTTTTACTTTAATACAAAAGCATTATGGTTTATTATTGTAAATTCATTTAAATATATAATTATTGTAATATGTTTTTTACTAGAGAAGATATAGAAAAAATTCATCAAAGTTTATTAAGCCTTGGTGTTAAAGATAGTGAGCTTCCTTCTACTACTAATATTAATAGTGATGATGTTTTAACTGTAGTTCAAGAAGGTAAAAATAAAAAGATTAATATTGAAGAGTTCTTTAATAATATATCTCTTTTTAAAAAAGAAGGCTTTATTAATATTACTGATAGATTTAATAAACACTCAATATCATTAATAGAAGCTATTCAAACTGTACCAGCCCATCAGAAAATAGATGGGTTGGTCATTACATTTGAAGATATTAATAGAGACTGGAGAATATATCAGTTTAGGGGAGACACAGCAGACTTTTTTGACGAAAGTAAGTGGACTGATTTATATGATTATACTAATTATATAGTAGATTCTATTACTCCAGATGAAGAGGATTTAACTGTCTCTAAACCTGATAAAGAGGGTAATGCTGTAGTATCCTTAAAAGACAGAGTTTATGATGAATCCAATTTTAGTGGTAAAGGATATAGAATAGTAAGAAAAAATATTTTAGAAATAGATGGTACTAGAAAAAATATCCTTACTCAAGATATGATTAATGAACCTAATACTGTATATGAGATTAGGTATAATTTTGATTTAAATAACAAAGAGATTATTATCCCTAAAGGTTGTACATTAAAATTTAATGGTGGAAAACTAACAAATGGCAGCTGGAGATATAGTTCTAAATATAATAAAATAGTAAAAGCTTCAGAAGTAGGATTTTTAGAAGAAAACTCTAAAGGAGCCAATATTTTTAATGGCACTTTATTTGTAAATCTAATGGCTGCAAATATAGGTATAGATTTTGAAAATAATACCTATAATTTTGAAATTACTTCTGTTACAAATTGTAATTTTATATATATAAAAAATGGTACTATTAATATAACATTAAATAATAATACTTATTATGTGTTTAAAGTAACGAGTGACAGTAAAGACAATCCTATTATACATATAGAGAATATTACCATTATAAATAGTGGAGTAAAAGATGTTACATCTTTGCTATTATCAGAAGATAATCTTGATTTTTATTATGACTATATTTTATGTAAAAATAGTACTTTTAAATCTTTTGGTTTTGCTAGATTTAATTTTGGGGATTTTAATTCTGATGTGCATAAAGTAGGAGTCAGTAATACTATTATCAGAGATTGTGTATTTCAAGATTTATTAGGTACTTTTTATATATGTAATGATGCATATTATAATAGTGTCTCTATAGAAGGAAATTATATTAGAAACAGCAAATATACTGTATTTTATTATGCTGTAACTAATGAATATAAGAACCATAACTTAGATAAGAAAGGAAAGTTTATTTTTAAGAATAATAAACATATAAACGATTCTAATTTCTTAGCTTCATCTACAGGTGGAGGATATATATGCTCTCTTTTAATAGAGGGGAATGAAGTATATATGAGTAATAATGTATTTGAAAACATCAGAGCTTTTAATAATGTAGTTTATGCTTTTTATGTTTCCTCAACTTATTTTGAATGCACTAATAATACAATTAAAAATGTTTTCAATTTTAACCAATGCACATATCCTGTTGTTAAATTAAATTATGAAAATTCATATAATGAAATATTCAAAAGCAAAGGAGGATTAGGTACTTGGGAAAAGCCAGATACTCGTATTTTTACTAACAATACTGTTATAATTGAAAGAGACAATTATATAAATGCCATGAAGCTATCTTCTGAATTTCCAGAAGACTATGCCCATTATAATGAAGTTCAGCTTTTTACATCTTTATTTAGGCCAATGCAACCTCAGAATATAACTTTTATTAATAATGATATAAATATTGAAGGAGTATTATCATTGGCTACTTCCACTGAAGATATTTGTAATATTAAATTTAATGATAATAGACTTAAATTTTTTAATGCTTCTATATTTAATGGTACTAACCCTCTTTCTGTCTTAGATAACACCTATCCATATTCTTTGATTAATTCAGTACAATGTAAGTATGTTACACAATTTGAAATATGTGGGAATATCTTTGAATGTACTAATTCTAATAACTATTCTTTGTTAGCTTTTACCTCTTTTTCTGTTTTAGATTCTTTTCCAGAAGATAATTCTATAATGCAGATAAAAATCACAAATAATATTGGAAATAATGTTGTTTTTTATTTGCCACAAAGACAATTTTCATTAGAAAGTACAAAAGCAGTTAAAGATATATTAGTAGAAAATAATACAAGTAATTTATCACAAAAGACTATTCAAATTAGATCTTCATTAACACAATCTGTTTATCCTACTATAGGGAGTGTAAAAATAAAAGGGTCATATATTATAAATACTGTTTTTCTTTCTAAACTTCTAGATTTAGACTTGGATATTTCTAGGGTTATAAGTATTCAGAGCGGTGATTATAAAGCGTTATCTTTCCCATTTATTTGTCCAATATTAGATTCTGAAAATGAGTGTTATTTGTTGGAATATACAAGAAAAGATGGTATCTCAGATACTTTGGAAATATATAGAAAGAATAGGGCTATTTATGTTACGGCTAAAAATAATATAGAAAAACCAATAAAAGAATATCTTCTATCTAACAATATATATCTTGTAATGAAATCTGATCAATCATATGCATACTCTGGTATTGTATTAAAAGAGAAAGACTCTTCTAAGATAGAAATAAGTATATGGATAGGGATTAATAATTTTTTACAATCTTTTAAGTTAAGATATTATCCATATAGAATGAATATAAAAGCCCTTAAAGGACAATCTTCTCTCAGACCATCCTTAGATACTAATGATGAAGGGTATGAATTTTATGATTCTACTCTGAAAAAGAAAATCCTATGGAATGGTTCAACGTGGACTAATTTAGATGGATCAGTATTGACATGAAAAATTTAGTAATTTTATTCTTTACAATCTTTTTCTTATGTACTATATACACATTATGTCAAAAAAATATTAAACTAAATAAAGAATTATCTATAAGTAAAACTAATGAGAAAGCATTTTTATCTGAGAACTCTACTCTAAAAGATAATAATAAGGCTTTTCAATTTACTATAGATCAGCTTAATTACTTTAATGATTCTTTATTACAAAAGATGAATGAAGTAAGAGAGAGTTTAAACATTAAAGACAAAGATGTAAAACAAATACAATATATTACTTCAGAGGTTGTAAAAAGTGACACAGTAATATTTAGAGACACTCTATTTAGAGATACTCTATTTAAAGAAAGAAAAGTAAGTATAGATACTATTATTGGCAATAAATGGTATCAAACAAAAATTGAGCTAAGGTATCCTAATACAATTATTACTATACCTAAATTTATTAGTGAAAAATATATAGTAGTCAATTATAAGAAAGAAACTATTAATCCCCCTAAAAAATGGTGGATTCTTAGATTATTTCAAAAAAAGCATAAAGTAGTAGAAGTTCATGTAGTGGAGAAAAACCCTTATATTACAACTAAAGAACAAAGATTTATTGAAATTATAAAGTAACAATGGTTAGTTTAGATATATTAGTTACGGGAGGGGTAGGAATTACTACTACAATACTTAGTAGTTGGATTTCTTGGTTTTTTGCAAGGAAGAAATATAACTCAGAAGTAGATTTAAACTTAGTAGAAAAGATGGAAAAATCTCTAGAGTTCTATAGGTCTTTATCAGATGATAATAGGACTAGACTTGAAGAGATAACAGAAAGAAATAATGAATTAGAGAAAGAAGTGCAGGAGTTAAGAAAGCAAGTTCTAAACTTAACCATGAATATATGTATGGACTTAACTTGTGCTAATAGAGTTAGAGAAACAGTTAGAAAATATGAGAAAAATAAGAGTAGGCTCGATGAAACAGTTAACCCTAGTAGAGGGTGATGTTAATCTGTTGGCAAAAAATGAAATTCTTATTTCTGAAGAAGAAGGGTATACTATTCTCAGAAAGAGACTATACAATGGTGAAATAGAAACTTATATAGTAGTACCCCTAAAAGACTTTAAGAAAGATGGAGATAGTACTGAACAGAAAGTGGAAGAAACCTAATTACACAATAGGTGTACTCTCAATAGATGGAAAGTTCTTCTGTAATACACTCGAAGACACTGACAGAGACCTTAAAGATACAATGGATGTAAGTGAAATTAAAGCTATAAAGAAGCCTCATATTACTGCTATTCCAACAGGGACTTATCAAGTGACACTTAATACTGTTAGTCCAAAGTTTGGTTCTAGAAAGTTCTATAAAGAGGTTTGTAATGGTAAAGTACCTAGGCTTCTTAATGTAAAGGGCTTTGATGGTGTATTGATTCATGCTGGTAATAAGGCAGAAGATACTGATGGGTGTATCCTAGTAGGGAAGAACAAGGTAGTAGGACAGGTAATAAACAGTCAAGCTACATTTAGAGAATTATATAAACTACTATCAAGTAGTAGAGATAACATAACAATTAAAATCATGTAATTATGGCTAAGGCAAAAAGAACATCAAAGAAGAAGTCAAAACCAATGTCTCCTAAGTCTGGTATAGGCGGTGGAACTAAATATGGTTGTGGTGGAAAAATCAAAAGAAAGTAAGTATAAACTGCTAATAATAGTTCTAAAGTTTATACCAATGCTTATTGCTCTATGTTATATGTCAAGTACTGTATTTAACTACTTTGGCTATAACATAGAGCCATTAAGTAACATAGGAGGTATGTCTTTATTAACTTGGCTGTTTATATATCTAGTATCTGTAGTTTTTAATTTCTGTGCTTATCATAGATAGTAGAAGTTATTAAGTTTTATACTGATAAAACACAAAAACTTAGTAAGTATCAAGTTTGTCAGAAGCTTAATATAAGTAGGACAACCTTTGACAATTTAGTCAGAGAGGGAGTAATACCAAAAGGTCAGAAGGTAGCAGGATTTAAGGAGTTATTTTGGACTGAGAAAGACCTGAATAAAGTAGTAAAGAGTAGAAGAAATAACAATAAAAAAGATAATTAGAATACCTATTAGTACTCCTTTTGTTATATTATAAGTGAATTTATTATATACTTGTTTAGTAAATTTTTTTTCACTACCTTTGCACAGAAGTTCAATAAAGAAGTAAAAACATGGAAGGTTTATCATTGGATAATATTATGACTGGGGATGAGGCTGCTGCTTTGTTTGACCCAGAATCTAATCAAGAAAAAAAGGAGGAAAAACCTCTTGATAATTTTGATGATAGTAAAGAAGAAAAGAAAGAAACTACTGAGGTTGTTGACGTAGATAACCTATTTACAGAAAAACCAGAGAGCGTAGGTAGTGAAGAAGATAATAAGGGTAAGGAAGGCACCTCTTCTAAAGAGGATACTTCTCCCAACTTCTACTCTTCCATTGCCAAAGCCTTTGTAGAAGATGGTGTCTTCCAAGACCTTAATGATGAGGAACTTTCTAAGGTTACTGATGCCGAGTCTTTTAGAAACATGATTGAGCAAACTATTCAATCTCAACTTGATGAAAGACAAAAGAGAGTTGATGAGGCTCTTAATGTAGGCATTGAACCTACTCAAGTTCAAAGATTTGAGAATAGCATGAAAATACTTAATAATATTACAGAAGATGCTATTGCAGAAGAAGGAGAGAAAGGTGAAAATCTTAGAAAGAATATTATTTATGAGGATTATATCCAAAGAGGTTTCAGTAAAGAGAGAGCTATAAAGGCTGTTGAAAGGTCTATAGCTGCTGGAACTGACATAGAAGATGCTAAAGAATCATTGCAAAGTTGTAAAGAACAAATATCAAAATCTTATAATGATGCAATAAAAGAAGCAAAGGAAGAGAAAGCAAGAGAAGATGAAGAATTAAAAGAACAAGCAGAAGCTCTGAAGAAATCCATTCTTTCTGATAAAAAACCTTTTGGAGAATTAGATTTAGATAAAAAAACTAGACAGAGAGTTTTTGATGCTATTTCTAAACCAGTATTTACTGATCCTAAAACAGGTGAAAGGTATACTGCAATTCAAAAGTTTGAAGCTGATAATCACAATGATTTTATGAAATATGTAGGACTTACTTATGTACTTACAGATGGATTTAAATCATTGGATGGCTTGGTTAAAGGCAAGGTTAAGAAAGAGATTGGTAAAGGACTAAGAGAGTTAGAGCATACTTTAAATAACACTGCTAGAAACTCAGATGGTACACTTAAATTTACAAGTGGTGTAGGCACAGACCCAGAGTCTGCTTTTAGAAAATTTACACTTGATATTTAATTTTTAATGTTTAATTTATTTATTTATGGCTGGACAATTAGGTAAGTTTCAGATGGTTGGATTTGATGGTTGGAAAGGTTTGACAAAGATGAATCATTTGTCATCCATTTTTCAAATGGCACCTCAGAAAGCCTCAAATCTAATGGTACAATTATTGGCAGCAAAGAGAGGTAAAACACTTGATACATTCCTTTCTCAATTTCCCGTTAAATCTTAGCGGCTTAATAAAGTAATTTATTAATGATAAGACATTAAATTGCTGGAAGTTCTTTAGAGCTTTTCTGCTAGTAAGTTATTTTTTAACATGGGCAAATATTATACAATTAAAGAGTATAAAGAGTACTTTACTACAAAGAATGGTAAGAAAGCTTTCATTACAAAAAATAGAGTAATGCTTAAGCGTTATAAAAAATTAAAGTATAAAAAAACAAATAGACTCTCTGTAGAAGATCAAGAAATAGAAATTCAAAGAGGCTTAAGAAAGATACTGTGGAAGTATTATATAGAACATAAAAAGATTAAAACTATTAAGAGAGAAACAGGGTTTTTTTATAGTTATATTTTACAGATAGTTAAAGGCAAAAGATACCCAGAACAAGTTAATAAATATTTATTAGAAATAAAGAAAAGATTAGATAATCAGCAGCCAAACCTTTTATAGGGAGGTTCAACGACTATAATATGTCTATCCTACTTTTAGGATAATGGTATAGTCTGAACTGTATAGAGATATACAGGTAACATAGTGTAAGGAATTTGAAGATGATAATGAGTACTATTGGGATGTAGTAGGTTCTAGTAAAAAGAACATTCCTCTTGTTGAGGCTAGAGATGAAGATGGTAATAAGGTAGAGGCAACATCTAGCCCTGTAGGTGCTGGCACTGCTCCTTTTTATCTTGTTTTTGCAGAGGATTATTTTGCTGATGGTGAAGTAATCTTTGGTAATCTTAATCAAGTTTATCCTTTTAGAATCCTTGGTAATGCAAGGATGGAGGGGACAAATGCTGTGTATAAGTGTGAGCTTATGGGTGGTAATACTACAGGATGTCCTGCTGATAGACTTCAAGCAGGTGAAAGATTCTCTGTAGGTTTTGCTCCTGTCGAAAAAGAATTAAGCCGTAGACAGACCTTGCGGCATATACTAGTAATAGTATATTAAAAATGGGCAAAATCGGTGAAACTCCTTAAATAATAAGGACAATACCGAGCTAACTTAAAAGTAATAGTTTTAAGTAGTGTAGAGAATAGAATTTGAAAATAAGATAATTGTAAAATGGAAGGGTTCATTTATAAAGTCACCAACAAGGTGAATGGAAAATCTTATATTGGTCAAACAAGAAATACAGTAGAATTTAGGTGGAGACAACACTATAAGGCCAAAGATAATAAGTATTTTCATAGAGCCATACAAAAATATGGTAAAGAGAACTTTGAAATTATAACATTAGAAAAATGTGAGGTAGGAAAACTTAATGATAGAGAAATCTTTTATATTAATAAATATGATACATTTAATAATGGATATAATTTAACCAAAGGTGGCTCTACTTACACTCCTAATAAAAAATGTCTGAATGGGTATATTGAAGTAGATGATAAATATGAAGAAATAAAAGGTATGTACTTAGCAGGATATAGTACAGCTAAAATATCATGTTTATACAATGTTGATAGACACTGCATTTCTAATATACTTAAAAGTCTAGGAGTTAAAGTAAGAAAAAGTGAAAAAATTAATATTAATGCACAAGAGTTTGAAGAACTTGTAAGCAAATATCAAACAGGCTATTCTTTAAAATCTTTAGCTAAAGAATATGGCTGTACAGATGTTGGTTTAAAAGAATATCTTCAAAAAAGAGGGATTGATATTAAAAAGAAATTTTCAATATTAAAAGATGAACCCAAACAAAAAGAACTAATAAATGATTATTTAAAAGGTACTTTAAAGTTAAAAGAAATTCAACAAAAGTATCATTGTGAATATAGAACATTTTTAAAAGTTCTTTCCAATCATGGTATTAAACAAAGAGGTTGTAGTGGTAATTTTAAATTATCTGACAAAGATAGTTTAGAAATCATTAAACTTTTTAAAGAAGATAAAAAAGTCATTGAATTAGCAAAACTTTATAATGTTGATAAATGTACTATATATAATCTTCTAAAAAGGTATCATGTTAATTATTAAAATATAATAATTCCACGAGTGTCCAAATCCTAATATTAAGTTAAGGGTTAATATTTATTCCGAACTATATGGTAACATATAGAACTATAGGATAAAGAGCCTATAGGATAACATCCGAGAAGGTCGGAGACATTAGATTTAGTACACCTGTTTCTATGAGAAATGAGTGGACTACAATCAGAATCCAGCATAAAGTTACAGGCTCAATGCTGGGTAAAAAACTTGCGGTGGGTATTCCTATACTTGAGGAAACCACTGATGGAAATAAGGTAAGAAAAGTGGCAAACCTTTGGATGCACAATGTTGATTGGACTCTTGAACAGCAATGGGGTGATTACAAGAACATTGCTATGGCTTGGGGCACATCCAATAGAAATGCTAACGGTAGATTATTTGCCGCCTAATAAAGTAATTTATTAGTGTAAATTCTTAATATAATTTAAGAAGAAAAATTGGGAAAAAACGGTGAAGTCCATTACCTTTGTATTAAAAAATAATATGGAAATTTGGAAAGATATAGAGGGATTTAGAGAACTTTATCAAGTTAGTAATTTAGGTAGAATTAGAAGAAAGGATAATCATAAAGTTTTAAAGCCTTTAATTTTAACAAAAGGCTATAAAGGAGTAAGATTATACTATACAAAGAAAGATGCTGTAACTAAAAAAATACATAGACTTGTAGCTAAATATTTCATTGGAAATCCACTAAATTTACCACAGGTAAATCATAAAGATGGAAATAAAAATAATAATAAAGCTATAAACTTAGAGTGGTGCAGTAATGAATATAATATGAATCATGCTATTACTAATGATTTAATAAAATTAGGAGAGGATAGAACTTCTTCTAAGTGTACAGAAGATTCTTTGCAATATATACAAAAATTAATAGATTGTAAATTTACAATTAAACAACTTAGTATAGTCTATTGTATATCAAAGAATAGTATGAAAGATATTATAAGAAATAAATCTTACACTCATTTACATTTGAATATAAAATATAATAATCCTACTGAAAAAAGATTTAACCATAAAATTATTGATAAAGATTTATATAATAAATTGAATAATTCTCTAAAGGATAATACCGTGCTAAATACACTTATTAAAGAAGGGTATATAAGTGTACAGTGTAACGCATAGTAATTGAAATAATATTACCAAGAGTTCCCAAGTTCCTTTTTAGTAAAAGGAATAAAATATATGCTGAACTATTGAGATAATAAATCAATAGAATTAAAGGATAAAAAGCCTTTAAGATAACATACTTGGAATATCTTAATTATGGCAAGTCAGGTGAAGTTATCAGAATGGGCGATGGTTTGTTTGCCCAGATGGAAGTAGCTAATACTATGTACTACAATAACTTCTCGCTTAAGCTTCTTGAAGATGCTCTTTATGAGCTGTCAGCAGCTAAACTTAATATGAATGAAAGAATCTTTGTTATTAAGACTGGTGAAAGAGGAGCTATTCAGTTCCACAAGGCTATCCTTAATACAGTGTCTGGTTGGACTCAGTTTGTACTCAATGGGGATGCTCTTAAGGTAGTAGAGAAAACACAGAGTAATCTCCATGTTAACTCTCTTGCTGCTGGCTTCCAATTTGTAGAGTACAGAGCACCTAATGGTGTTAGAGTTAAGGTAGAAGTAGACTCATTTTATGATGATCCAGTACAAAATAAGATACAGCACCCACTTGGGGGTCCTGCAAGCTCTTATAGATATGACATCATGGATATTGGTTCTATGGATCAACCTAATATCTTTAAGTGCCAAATTAAGGGTATGCCTGAAATCAGAGGCTATGAGAGTGGCTTAGCTGCCTAAGGTCACTTTAAACAAGGTTAATTGCTGGAAACTCTAAAACTTAATACTTCAAACATTTAAATATGGAAGAACAATGGAAAGAAATCCCTTATACTAAAGGATACTATATATCAAACTTTGGTAGGGTGAAAATTGAGAAATGCCATAAATATCCAAATGGTGTTATCAAAGATAACAATTCTGGATTTTATGAGGATAAGGACGGTTACTTTAAATTATCATATAGGATGATTAATGGTAAAAGCACAGCTTCTTTTATACATAGATTAGTAGCTCAAGCTTTTATAGGCAATCCAGATAATAAGAAGATTGTTAATCATATAGATAGTAATAGAAAAAATAATAAAGTAACAAACTTAGAATGGTGTACTGATAAAGAAAATGTATATCATGCCTTTATTAAAGGTAATAGAAAACATTGTTTAGATGTTCCTAAACAATCTAAATTAACACCTTATCAAATATCTCAAATAAATAATCTGAGACAATATTATTCTTTAAGAAAGATTGCAGATTTGTATAATATAAGTTATACTTCAATGAAGAATGTAGTAATTAGATTAAAAAGATTAAGTCATGACAATCAGCAGCCAAGCATCTATGGTGAAAGCTACCACATAGATGAAGGTTCAACGACTATCCCTTATGGGAGTATACTACAAGCTAATGGTAGTGGAAATGCCTTGCCCACTAAATAGTGGTGAAGATATAGTCTAAACACTAGAGGAAACCTAGTGGAGTTAAACTCAATATAGAAGTTGCGTTCTATATAAAAATGTAATGTTAGGAATCCTTTCACTGGAGAGGTAAATATCCAGTATATGTCTCATGATGAGGATAGTGCAACAATTCATAAAATGGCAACATTTGGTATTTGTGTATTAGACCCAACGAGAACAATGTCATTAATTCCTGCTATTTTACAGGGTTAATATAAAAGGGGGAGGTATTCTCCTCTCCCTTTCATTTTTTAATTTTATTGGAGAGGTATAAAGATGGCAACAGAAACTAAAATTATAGTAGATGATACTATGGAAGAGAATATGATTGAAAAACCTATTGAGAAGTCTAAATCCAAGCAAAGAGTTAAAGCAAAGGAAAAAATAGAAGAACAAGGGCTTATAAACTGTCTTAGAAATGAAAAAGTTATTATAAGACATATCCCAAGACAAAGTAGGATGGTAAGTAATCCAAAACATATTTTATATGGAGGTATGGCAGAAAATGCTAAAAGAACATTTGTAGTACCAAAACTTTCCTCTGGAAGATATGTTAATGTTCTTACGGATGCTGAGAAAGACTATCTTGAAGATATTATGGGTCTTGAAGTTAATGCAATGAGTATTTATAATAAGGTCAATAATTTTTGGGATGATAGTAATGAACAGGGTGTTTCTAAAGTAACATTAACTAAACAAGATAATTTTCTTAATCTTAGTGATCCTGAAGATTATATTAGATATAAAATACTTTTAGCTAATAAAGATTATATCGCACCTTCAATGAAGGAACTTGAAGATAATCCTAAAGCAACTTATCAATTTGTTATTATTTCTGAGGGAGACGAGACCAGGGCAGCTAAGAAGGGAATGACTACTATTATGCAATGTTATACTTTGTATGGTAAACTTGAAGATGACGTAGATGCCCTTAGAGTAATTGTTGAAACTCTTACAGGTGTAACTATTCATCCTAATACAAAGAAAGATTTCCTTCAAACTAAAGTCAATGAGCTAATTCAGAGTAATAGTAAAATGTTCTTAAAAATAGCTTCTGATCCTCTACTTCAAACTAAAGTGCTTATTAAAAAGTCTATTGAAGCAGGATTAATTGCTCATAGGGGCAACCAGTATTATATTAAAGAAGGAAATATTCCTATGTGTGATAATGGCGAGCCTACATTAAATGTAGCTTCTCAATGGCTCAATCAGCCAAAGAATCAAAATATTAAATTTAGTTTAGAAGCTAAACTTAAATAAATAGCTAAGAAATGAATACTGAAGAATTTAGTAATGAGTTTGATATACTTTATAACAGTATAACAAGTAACCAAGCTCCAGGACTAGATGAATATGAGAAAAGTGTATTTCTAACTAGAGCACAAGAAGAATTAATTAGAAACTATTTTAATCCCCTTCATTCAAAAGATGGACAAGGGTTTGATGGTAATCAAAAGAGACAATATGATTTTAGCACACTATTATGTACTGCTGAACTTCAAGATGTTACAATGCTTGCAGAAGATGTTATTCCTAGTATAGATCCAAGTTTTAACTTTACATCTTTTGATTCTAGATCTTATATTTATAAAGCCCCTACAGATTTATTTTTATCTGTAAATGAGAGTATTGAAGATAGTGCTAAAAGAAAATATTCTGTATTGCCTATATCTTATAATGAGTATATAAGACTAATTAGTAAACCCTATGGGTATCCTCTTAAAAGACAAGCGTGGAGATTAATAACTAATACTTCTTCTATATTAGCAGGATGGGGATGCCATACGTCTAGGAATAGAGGATTCTATGCTTTTAAAAGTAAGTATAATAAACCATTACTTATAACTGTAAATGTTTATTCTTCTACAAGCACTTCAGATTCTCTTATTGCACCTACCATTACAGAAAGTAGTGATATTGTAGATATAAAATTACAAGTTCCCTCTAATAGGTTTGTACAATATTGGACTAGTTATTTAGCATCTGATTCTGCCTTAAAGAAGGCTGGACTAGATAAATATCTTTATCCTCTTAATTCTTCGAGTGGATTGTTTCCTACAAGTGATGATGTAAAAACATTTACTATAAATATAAGTAAAGCCTATAATGAGGATGCTTCTAAGGTTAAAGAATTGTTCTTTGAAATTATAGGTAAATTTAGTGGAACCTTTGATTATACTATAAGATATGTAAGAACTCCTAAACCTATTATTTTAGTAAATTTAAATAATATAGGAGAGGGGCTATCTATAAAAGGGTATAACACTATTTCAGAATGTGAGCTTCCTGTCAATACTCATTATGAAGTACTTCAAAGGGCAGTAGAATTAGCCAAGGCTGCTTATCAAGGAGATGCTGCCTCAATACTTCAAGTAGGAAGTGCTAGTGGTACTGATATGGGCTATGTTAGTCAAAAGCAATGAATACAGAAGAATTTTCTAATGAATTTGATACTCTATTAAATAGTTATACTAATACTTATCAAGGAAATCTTAATTTTGATGAGTATGAGAAGTCTGTATTTTTAACTAAAGCTCAAGAGGATATAGTAATAGGATTATATGATGGTAATAATATATTATCAGATACTATAGAAAAAACTGAAGAGAACAGAAGGTATTTAAGTAATTTAATACATACTTATATAACTTCTGACAAGAAAGAAGGTCCTATAAAAATATCTAAGGACTCAGTGTTCTTTCAGTTACCTGATGATTTATGGTTTATTACCTATGAGTCTGTAACACTTAAAGATGATACTTTAGGATGTAAGAATGGTGAAAATATTCCTGTAATACCTGTAACTCAAGATGAGTATAGTATAATTAAGGAAAATCCTTTTAGAGGAGCAAGTAATAGAAGAGCTTTAAGATTAGATGTAGATAATAATATTGTAGAGATAATATCAAAATATAATATAGACAAGTATCTAGTTAGGTATTTATCTAAACCATCTCCAATTATATTAACTGACTTTACAGACTCTCTGTCTATTAATGGAGAAAAAATAAAAACAGATTGTAATTTAAATCCTGTATTACATAGGTCTATACTTGAAAGAGCAGTTAAATTAGCTGTTATGAGTAGAGTAAATAGAACAGGATCTTAAAAGTGTATAATTTAATTTAAATTAAAATGGCAACATTTTCAACAAATCAAGTAAGACAGCTTTATGTAGCAAAAAGCACAAAGAGTGATGTAACTTCTGTAGATAGTGCCGGCACTATTGCAGTTAAAGGAAGTACTGCAAAGGGTACTTTATACTTTAAGTATAAAGGTGCAGATACTATAATGAGAAGTGATTTAATTAATATTGATAACATTCTCTATGCAAAGGCTACTGATGCTGATAATATGGCTTATCAGATGAGTACTTTCAAAGTAACTCTTGATAGTGCTATTAATGGTGGTGATCTTATTATAGGTCAAGATTACATCCTTAGAGTGGCATTTAAACAATACATAGGAATATCTGACAAAGACCAGTACTTTAAATATGGTATGGTTCATGCTTATAAAGGTATGACAGCGTCTGATTTTTACAAGGTTCTTGCAGAGTCATTGGCTAAAAATTTTGTTAGGGAGGCTGTTCCTTTGGTAGATATTTCTTTGGTAGATCATGATACTTCAAAAGGAGATACCACTGATACTGATGTAGTAACTCCTGTACTAAAAAAAGGTGAAATACAAACCCTTACTACTCTTGCAAGTGGACATGCTTATACAGCAGTACTTATTAGTGAGGTAGAACAACCATGGGAATTGGGCATTAAAAAGCAAACTCCTGTAATCTTTGATGTTTATGCTACTAGCATTGTTTGGGATGGAGATGATGTTATTTGGGGCAAAGCAGAGAAGATAAACAGTAATAATAAAATAGAGAATGGCCATATAATTGCAGATCTTGAGTACTTCTGTATGGGAGAGAGAGGAGATCAGTATAGAAATATGGGATGGCCCAATGTTATTAAGACTAAATATCTTGTAGATCCAACTCAGAAGTATAATACTATTGACATTCACTATGCTTATGTAGGTGATGGTATTAGTGTACAGAAATCTGAGAAGGATATTACTATTGTTGTTCCTAAGGTTGGTGCAACCAATAGTGTTAGCAATGCACTTACCAATACTATTATTGGGGCTATTAACACTGCTACAGGTCTCAGTATTGCTGAACTTGACAAGTCAGCAGGCTAAAAATAATATAAGGTAGGTATAAAAACCTACCTTATTTTGTTTAATATAAACATTAAACCATGTTACATTTTAATAATCTATATATTACAGAAGATGGTAAAAATCTTGTTATTGATGTAGCAATAGATGATATGTCTTATTTTAAAGATGTTTACTTAAATTCTATTGCTATTGATACTCAAGATTCTTATGTTGAAGGAGGCCCAAGTAAAAAAGCTGTTATATTTCAATTTTTAAAAGATAATAAAATAAAAGAAAAGCAACTTATAGTAGATGCTACAGCTTTAGGAGGCGATTTAAATAAAAAAATGTTTTTTGTTTATGCTACTACTATAGGTACTCCAACATCAGACACTCCCTGTGGTTATGATGAAAATATTATATTAGGTGTAGTATATAACACTTATCCTATATATAACTCTATTATATCAATAGTAAAAAATTTAGAAGAAGATTGTTCTGAACCAATACCTCTTATTAATAGAGTATTACAAGTAAAAGTTATAGAATATGCTATTAAAACACATAGATATTCTATAGCAATTAAATATTGGAAAAAATTCTTTATGGATGATTCTACTCTATCTATAAATAAATGTAAGTGTAATGGATGAATTTAATTATATAATATCAGATAACTTAGACAAGTTATTCTCTAAATTATCAAGATTAGGTACTTTAGATTCATGTACTATTAATAATAGTATAGCTGTCATATTTCTATGGGAATTACTCGATAGTTATAGTGCATATATAACAGAAGAAGATTATACATCTATTTTAAGGGCTATTAACTGTATCTCTAGTAATATATGTTCTATAGCTCTTCCTACATTCAATCAGTATAAAACATACTTAAATACAAGAACTATACCTAACACAATAAAACTTACTGAAGACTCATTAGGAAGGTTCTTAGAAAATGGTAGACAAAGAGTATTAGATTAGTCTTAATTAATTAATTAACCTCTTGTATATAAGATATATATTTAGTATCTTTGTACAAGAGTTTTTTATATATAGTAATATGACATACAAAGAAATAATATATATGTGTTTAGATGCTCTGAAGATTACTTCAGATGACTCTGTTTATAATGAAATGCACATTCTTTTCTTATTAAATAAATATAGAAGTCTTTTCTTGCAACAAAGATATTCAGATGTAAGAAAACCAATGCCAGAGAGTAATTACCAAACAATATGCTTAGATTTAATTCAAGATAGCTCACAATCTATAGATAATTGTAATCAAAATATTCTTAAATCTAAAGATAAGATACCTAGCTTATTAAATGTAGGTAATGCAGAAGTGTTTCCTTTAGATTATTATTTAGGGAATATTACTTTAGTATCTTACAATAGAATGAAATTTGTAGGATACAATAAATGGTTAAAAAATATTATTTACTGTTCTATAGGCCCAGATAATTACTTATATTTTAAGTCTGCTGCTCCTACTTACAGTCAACTAGAAAAAGTGCAATTAAAAGGTGTTTTTGAAAATCCTGAAGAAGCAAGCAAGTTAACTTGTAATGAATCAAATATTTGTGATGCTTTTGATAAAGAATATCCTATTGAAGAAGCCTTAGCCTCTCAATTAATAGAGACAGTAGTTAAGTTTATGACCAGTGGCTTGTATAAACCGGAGGATACTGAGAATAATGCTAGTGATGATATGTCTTCTATGGTAGCATTTATTAGAAAATATATGAAGTCTGACTTACAGAAACAAATAGAAGGATAATGGATGACTTTAGAAAGAAAGTACTTAAGGTAGACAAACATAGGACTCATAAGATAAACAATTCTTTAGGAGTGTATGATGCCTATAAGTGGCTAAGAAAGAACAGATGGTTAAATGTTGGAGCTATTTCAGAGCATAATTATTATGCTATAATAAGAGCTGTGAATAAATCTATGGCACTTAAATTTCTGACAATAGGATCTATAAGATTACCTGAATACATGGGAGAAATAACTTTAAGGAAATATCCTACTAAGATAACTTTAAGTAATGGTAAATTACAAACTAATCTTCCTATAGATTGGGATGCTACTCTTACTTTATGGGCAGAGGATAAAGAGTCTTATGAAAAAAGAACTTTAGTCAAAGCAGAGGAAAAAGAAGTTTTTAAAGTACTCTATAATAAAAATAAAGCACTATATAACAATAAAACTTTCTACAGCTTTGAGCTTAATAGAACTATTAAAAAGGCTCTGAAAGATAAATTAAAAACAGGACAATTAGATGCTTTTATGTTATGTGGAAAGATTTGAATATGAAAGAAAAAGCAGCATTTATTAGAGTTGCGGTAAATAATGGCATAGTTGATATTGATGATATAGCAAACAGATATAATGAAATTATAGCTGATAGAGAGGATACTCTTAGCTCTCCAAAGGAAACAGAAAGTATAGACAATGACACAAGTTATATATATGCTAAAGGAGGAAGAAAATCAAGAGGAAATCCTAATGCTGCTAGAGCATTGCAGTTTTTTATGAATAAAGGATTAACTAAACAACAAGCAGCAGGTATAGTAGGCAATTTTATGGTAGAATCTGGAATGAATGCCTCTGCTGTAAATCCTTATAGTGGAGCTTATGGTATAGCTCAATGGTTAGGTGGTAGAAAGAAGGCATTATTTAAGAGATATGGCAACAAGCCTTCATTAGATCAACAATTGGCTTTTGTATGGGATGAATTAAACTCTTCACATTCTAATGGATTGAAGATGATAAGGCAGAGTAAAAATGTTAGCGATGCTGCTGCTAATGCTTTTGGTTATTATGAATTTAGTGCGGGTCCTCAAGCTGCTGTAAGAGCAATGAATGCTAGTGGAATGAATACTAAATGGAAAAATCCTAATGGTACCAAAAGACTTAATCAAGGAATTAAAAATGCTAATATACTATTAGGAATGAATCCCAATTACAACCCTGCATATAATATTCCTCCTATAAGTACTACTATAAATCTACAATCTCCAATAAACTTACCTATTGACAATGAGCCTATAGAAATACCACAATTAAAATTTGGGGTAGCTACATCTGATGAACCTAAAGATAATAAAGAGGATTTATTTGAAACAGATATTCTGCAAGAAGAGCCTCAAAATAATTTCAATGACTTATATAATATAATGGGATTATTAAAAAGTATAGGAAGGCCTTCTGAGAGACAAAATAATGGAATTAATAATTATTCAATACATATATAATGAATGAGTTTATATCAATTAGAAGAATATTAGATGACTTGCTAGACAATCCTCTACTTCAAGATTTAACACTTGAAAGAGTAGTAAACTATACTGTAGAGTTTATTAGAAAAGTAGGAATGCCTAAAGTATACTTAGATAAAACTGTAGAATTAAATATTAAAGACTATAGAGCACCACTTCCTTGTGATTTAGTAAGTATCATACAAGTGAAAGATAAGAAGCTTGATTTGGCATTAAGATCTAATTCAGATAGTTTTTATTTGTTTAGTAAAGAATCTAATGGTTATACTTATAAAGTACAAGGAGGGATAATTTACACATCAATGAAAGAAGCTGTACTCATAGTAGCTTATAAAGCTATTCCTATAGATTGTGATGGATACCCTATGATATTAGATAATAGTTCCTTTATTGAAGCTTTAGAATTATACATTACTAAAAAGAGATATAAAATACTATTTGATGTAAGTAAGTTGAGAGGAGATGTGTATAGTTCTACTTGTCAAGATTATGCTTTTGCAGTAGGACAAGCACAGAGTAGTTTAATTATGCCATCTATTGATGAATTGCAGAGCATTAGTAATATGTGGAACTCTGTTTTAGCTAGAGTAGATGAACATACTAATGGCTTTAGTAATAATGGCTCTAAAAATGTTTTAAAAGTACAATGATAAAGCAGGATAACCATGTTTTTCAAGGAATAAAACAAGATAGTTCTCCTATTACACAGGAGTCTAAATTTCTTTGGGATGCATTTAATATAAGATTTACAATCAGAGATTATAACACCTCTACTTTAACAATGACTAATGAAAGAGGCACAACATTTGTAAGTGAAATGAAAGGTGTTTATGTTGGTTATTGTACAGTAGGCAGTTATCTAGTTGTATTTACATCCTTTACAGAAAATAATGAGCATACAAACTATATTTATAGAATAGGAAACAATGCTTTAGGAAGGGTAGATAATATATATATAGGTAATCTCAATATAAGACCTGAGAATGAGTTACAAACACTAGGAATCTATGAAGGAGATTTAGTACAAAAAGTATATTGGGTAGATGGTGTAAATCAGCCTAGAGTAATTAATATTATGGCTGATAAATTACTTTACAATAAAGATTACCCAGATTTATCTGTGATAGAAAAATCAAAACTTTACCCAAAAGGATGTTTTGATTTTGTACAGGAGCTTTCTCTTGATGAAGAAATTTCTGTTAAAAGAGAAGAAGGGGGAGGTACTTTTTCACCCGGTATTATACAATATGCTTTTTCTTATTATAATAAATATGGTCAAGAGAGTAATATTTTTTATACTACTGAGTTATTTAATATTTCCTATGTTACTAGAGGAGGAAGTCCAGAAGATGTTGTATCTAATTCTTTCCATATATCTGTAAAGAATCTTGAGACTAATTTTCAATATTTAAGAATATATTCTATACATAGAACATCTCTTAATGCTACACCTAATGTCAAGATAGTTACTGACATAGAACTTAGTAGTGCAGGGGCATCTGAGTCTGCTGAAATATTATATATTGATACAGGCACAACAGGTGATAACATAGACCCTTCTAAGATGTTATATATAGGAGGAGAATCTATTATTGCAAGTACTATTACTGAGAAAGATAATACTTTATTTTTAGGAAACATAGAACTTAAAAAAGATTATATTCCTAGTGCTGTAAAAGAAAGTCTTAGGGAATTATTTAAAAATGATAATGTAGAACATACAACAAGAACTATAACATTTAAAAATATTGATGATGATAGTTCTTTATATGATTATAATAATCAATTAATAGCAGGTAATACATCTACTTTTAAAGTAGGAGATACTTATAGATTAGGATTACAGTTTCAATATAAAAATGGAAAATGGTCAGAACCTTGTTGGCTAGGTGATTACACAGTACCAAGATATAATAAACCACATAGAGGTAAAGATAAAAGTGGTAATGATACTCTTACAGTCCCTAGTATGTTCATTAGTAATTTAGGCAAATCTAATATTGATACATTAAGCGAACTAGGCTATAAAAAAGTTAGACCTTTAGTTGTTTTACCAACTACTTATGACAGAACAGTGTTAGCACAAGGGATATTATGTCCTACTGTATTTAATGCAAAAGAGAGATACTCTAATACTCCTTTTGCTCAATCATCATGGTTCTTTAGACCTATATCTGCACAAGCAACTAATAGTACAGGAATAGAGAATGGAGCTACAGTAGCATTTAAACATCTAGAGCCATTATTCAGTGAAGATAATAGAGGAGCAGAAATTCAAAATATGCCTTATCTTCCATTTGATTATGTTAATAGAGAAGTAAAAAACAATAATACTTCTATCAATGCTTTTTATGTAGATCAATCTATACTTACTATGCACTCTCCTGATATAGAGTTTGATGATAGTACAAAACAAGCATTAGAGGGCAATGATTTTGAACTTGACATAGTGGGAGTAGCATCTTTTAAAAATAATGCTGGGGATATATCTATTCAAACTTCTTCTGCTGTACCTGCACCTGGTGATGAAGGATTTTTTCATAAGTCTTTCTTTACTACTAACTATGAAAATAAAGGAATGGTAGCAGGAATGTTTTATAAAAGTCATCTTGTAGATGAGAATGAGAATGCAGCAGAGTATTCTCCTTACTTAGCTAATGATAAAAATTGGGAATTTAATTTTCTTGTTTACCCTTGGCATAGAAGTGGATCTTTAAATAATGATTGTACTAGACCAGAAGGAAAGGGTGTTAGGACATCTGTTTTAAAGAGAAAAGTAATATCTAATCTTAGATTTTCTCCAGATACTGCATGGTTAGATAATATATGGACAGCAGAGAAAACAGAAGGCAGTGCAAAAAATGGTATAACTCCAGTATCTATATTTAACAGCAATGAAGTGTCCCTCATTAAAATTCCTGTACCAAAGAACTCTGGTATAAAGGCTTTAAATTATTATGGTAATATTGACACTTTAGTTACAACAAATATAGATTATAGTTTTTATGTATGCCCTTCTAATGTTGTAAAAGATCCTTTTACATCAAGTTTACAAAATATTAGTAAGGACTATGCATCTTTATCTTCAGGAGGTAGTTTTGTAGGAGATTACAATCCTCAATTAAAAACTACAAAAGAGCCTGTCAGAATGAAATATAAATCTACTCCTCATGCTGTCTTTGCTTTTAATTATAGTGATGTGGAAACTCCTGTAATATTACCTAAATTAAATGACCTTAATGTATTTGATACTGTTCTTATTAATCCATTTTGGAGTAGTAATCAGTCTGTAGACCCTAGATTTGATAATCCTATAATAGCTGAAATAGCAGATAGTACAATATCTATGTCTTGGGAAAAAACACCTAGTGAAATAGAGAAGGAAATTAAAGAAACTTTATTAAAAAAATATCCTAATGCAGAAAATGGATATTATGCTATATGCAGTTGTTCTTCAAGACTGGGAAATGTATCTTTAGCAGATCTTTATAAACTAACTATAACTACAAAAACTGATCAAAATAGTGCAGGGGGGCAAACTATAACCACTATTAAATCATGGGATAAGATAAAATTAGAAGAGAAAGATGTTGGTACTATATACCAATATAAAGGTACTAATTTATTTTGGGAAGTGAGTAAAGAGAGCTTCGGTTATTGTCTACAAGCGGCTGATAATAATAGTACTAAATATACTGTATCACAAGATAGTATTAATTATGATGGTTCTGCAAAAGCCTTCCTATACATAGCAGAGTTAAAGAGAAAGTCTACCCCTATAAACAGGTTTGGAGGAGATACTTCCGAAGCATTGAGAAATAATTTATGGCTTCCTGCTGGAAAAGCTGTTAGCTTACAAGAGGAGATTAACTTTGAGTATGGAGATACTTACTATCAAAGATATGATTGTTTAAAGACATATCCATTTACTTCAGAAGATGAAAATAGTGTGGTTGAGATAGCCTCTTTTATGTGTGAGAGTAGAATTAACTTAGATGGAAGATATGATAGAAACAGAGGGCAGCTAAGTAACTTAAATATGTCTCCACAAAACTTTAATTTAATTAATTCTGTTTATTCTCAAAAAGATAATTTTTATAATTATAGGATTCTTGATGATCAATATTACAGAACTATTAAATATCCTACCCAAGTATTATGGTCTTTAGAAAAAACTAACCTTGAGGATATAGATACATGGACAAACATTACTTTAGCTAATTCCCTAGACCTTAATGGTAGTGCAGGCAGTGTTACCTCACTTGCAACATTTAATGATACTCTTTTTGCTTTTCAAGAAAAGGCTATAAATCAAATACTATTTAATAGTAGAGTGCAAATTCCTACAGCAGATAATATTCCTGTAGAAATAAGTAATAATTATAAAGTTGATGGAACTAGAGTATTAAGTGATATTATAGGATGTCAAGATAAAAGGGCTGTAGTAAAATCCCCTTATGGCCTTTATTTTATAGACAAGTTTACTAATGCTTTATATTGTTTTAGTGGGGAATTAAAAAATATCAGCATACAAAATGGAATGCAGAGATATATGATTCTTAATAAATCCAATATTTTAAAATTATATTATGACTCAAAGAATAAAGATCTTTATATTACATCTAGTGGATCACCTTCATTATGTTACTCAGAACAATTAGGTTGCTTTACATCTTATTTTGCATATACATATAAAGATGTTATGTTTTCACTTGGGGATAGGTTCTTTACCTTAAGAAATAGTAATGAAACTACTCTTAAATTATGGGAGAATTTTACAGGGGATTACAATAATTTTTATGATGAGATCTACATGCCTTTTTTTACTTATATAAGTAATGAGGACCCATTGTATACTAAGATATTTGATACTATAGAATATCAAGCTGATTTCTATGATGCAGAGGGAAATCCTTTACCTAATAAATCATTTGAAACTATTCAAGTTTATAATGAATATCAAGATTCTGGAACACATAATTTTAATCAATTAAGAAGGATTATTAATAATAAAGACAACTCTCTTAGAAAGAAGTTTAGAATATGGAGAGGTCAAATTCCTAGGGATGGAAGAGAAAGGATTAGAAATCCTTGGGCTGCTATAACTATAGGCTTTAAGCCTTCAAGTAGTGAAGAAAGTAGTAATTTCTATTTTACTCTTCATAATATATCCACTAAATATACAATATAATTTAATAGGGGTATAAGAGCAATCTTATATCCCTATTATTGTTATAATTAAATACTTGCTGATTTAATATATTTTATATATCTTTGCACTAATAAATATATAAATTATGGCTTATAAAATTAATAAAGGAAAATATAATAAATTATTAAGTTATAGAAATCGCTATTATAATTTAGGAGGTGATATTAATGAACTACCTCTGTTTTATCAATATGCGGATTCTAATGATAGTTTTATAGGAAATCCTATCTCTAATATATATCAAGGAGATAGTGCTACAGATGCTTTAGTACAACAAAATATAGTTCCCTCACCTCCTCCTTTACAAAGAGTAGATATTCCTAAACAACCTAATAAAACTCTTCAATCCCTTGAAGATATGTTTAACTCAGGAGCTTTAAATAATGCTGCTACTGCATTAGGAAGTATGGCAGGCAGTGGTATAGCAGGGGGTTTAGAAAGTGGAGCAGGTAGTGTTTTTAGTAGCCTAGGTAATATTGCAAGTACTATCCCTGGACCTTGGGGTGCTATCGCAGGAGCAGGACTTAATGTTATAGGAGGCCTTACTAATAGAATGTTTGGCTCTAAATTGAATCAAGAAAATATTAATGCTACTAATTCTACTATAAACAGACTTAATAATTTTCAATCAAATGCCAATAGCTTTGATACTTTAGCGGATATTTGGGGAAGTACAGCTTTAGGTACTAATTTCTCTGATAGTTATATAGGCAAAGATGGATGGTTCTCAAATAAGGCAAAAAATAAAGCTAAACAATTAAGAGAAAGGATGAATCTATCTAATGCCTTTGCTGAAAACTCATTACAAAATAATGCTGACAATCTTACAGAAACTACAATGAACAATCTAGAAGCTAGTTATGCTGCTCTTGGGGGTCTCTTGAATCAATATGCTAATGGTGGTGGAATACATATAGACCCCAGAAATAAAGGTAAGTTCAATGCCACTAAAGAGAGAACAGGAAAAACTACAGAAGAGCTTACACATAGTAAGAATCCACTTACAAAAAAGAGAGCTATATTTGCTCAGAATGCAGCAAAGTGGCACCATGCTTTTGGTGGTGACTTAAACACTGCTGGTGCAGACTTTCCAACAGGACTTACATTTATTAATGAAGGAGGCACACATGAAAGTAATCCCTATGAAGGTGTTCCTATGGGTGTAGCTCCTGATGGTAAACCTAATTTAGTAGAAGAAGGAGAAGTAGTATATGATGACTATGTGTTTAGTAATAGACTTACTGTTCCTGATGCTGTTAGGTCTAAATATAAATTAAAAGGAAATAAAGATTTAACTTTTGCTGATGCAGTTAAACAACTTTCTAAAGGTGTTTCAGAGAGACCTAATGACCCAATAAGTCAAGAAACCCTGCATGAGATAATGTCTGACTTAGCACAAACACAAGAGGAAGTTAGAGAAGCTCAAACTGTAATTAATAAATACTCACATGGTGGTAAATTAGGCACCCTTCATGATGGAAAAGAAGCAGGATGGCAAGTACTAAATATGGATAATAAGACTCCTAATATTACCTTTGGGGTAGAAGGCTTTAATCCTTATGACTCTCAAGGAAATATTGATTGGGATATAATGTATCGGAATGACAGCCCTTACATGAAAAGAAGGCAATATGTTATAGATAATTGGAATGATCCTAAAGTACAGCAATGGCTTCCTGAATATGTAAAGGAGATAAATAAATATAATGAAGGTAGAACAGGCTATACTCCAATGAAAGTATCTGACATTACACCTAAAGTATTTAGAGATAGAACTTTTGATAAGTCATGGGGAGCTATGCACGCCGGTATTCTTAATGCAGAAGACGTTACTTTAAATAAAGCTAATAGATATTTTTTAAGAGGAAAAGATGCTCAAGGTAATCCTATTGTTACTCCATTAAATGCAATTCCTTGGGAAGGATTAAATGATAAAGGTTTAACTTTTGAGCAAGCTTATCCTAACTATTCTTTTGTAGGCAAGCAGGAGAGGCCTAAAGAGGGTGATACTATTTACACTGACTACTATTATGATGAAAATAAAAAGGAGAATAAAGAAAAAGAAAAACTTGACTTAGGAACTTCTGATGAAAGACTTAGGTATGCTCCTGTAGTAGGACTAGGATTAGCAAGTTTAAGTGATGCACTAGGATTGTCTAATAACCCTGATTATAATGAAGCATCAATGATAGAAGCTGCTACAAGAGGAGGCTCTTATATGCCTGTATCATGGAATCCTATTGGCAATAAACTTACTTATAGACCATTTGACAGAGACTATTATACCAATAAACTTAATGCAGAGTCTGGTGCTACAAGAAGAGCTTTAGCTAATCAAAGTGGTGGTAATAGTGGTAGAGCCATGGCAGGTATTCTTGCTGCTGATTACAATGCTCAGGATAAGTTAGGTGATCTGTTCAGAAAGTCTGAGGAATATAATTTAGAACAAAGACAAAAAGTAGAGGACTTTAACAGAGCTACTAACCAAGCTAATTCTCAAGGTATGTTACAAGCTGATATGGCAAATCAACAAGCATATAATAGTACTAGAGATTTTAATCTTAGAGGTATAATGGCTGCTGCTGAGATGAGACAAAAAGCCAGACTTGCAGCAGAACAGGCTAAATCAGCTAATTTAAGTGGATTATTACAAGCACTTGGTGATATTGGCTATGAAAATAAGGGCATGAACATGATAAGAAGGCTTGCTGAAGCAGGTGTTATTGGAGGAATGTCAGAGGGTCATCCAATGTTTAATCTTTACACTACTCCAGCAAAAAATAAATCAAAGAAAAATTTAACAAAGAAATAATATGCAGTTAGTTATAGATAGTAAATTTAGACCATTTGCTTTTGATGAGCTTATTAAGCCTGCATTATTATATAAGGAGGCTTATGATAAAGTAGAGGCTGATTACTCTAACTTAGCTGCTCAGACAGAACAATGGAAGGATATTGCAAATCAAACTCAAAGTCCAGAAGCATATGCAATGTATAGTAAATATGCAAATGACTTAAATAGTGCAGTAGATGATTTTAGTAGAGGAATGACCCTTCAGAATAGAGGAAACCTTCTTAATATGAAGAAGAGATATGCAAGTGATATAATACCTATAGTAAAAGCAGATGCTGCTATGAAGGAAGCCAATGATCTTAGAGTTAAAGCTGGTCCAGACGCTATATTTGAAGTAGGAGAGTATAATTCTTTAGATCAATTTCTTCATGGTAAGAAAGCTAATAATAAATATACAAGTAGAGACGCTCTAACTAAAAGAACAGCAGCTATGACAGAAGCAGCTATGGCCTCTGCTTTAAGAGATCCTGAATTTAAGAAAGTTCTAGGAAATCAATATTGGATGCTAACCCAACATACGGGAGGTTCTTATGAAGATCTTAAAGCAGCAATAGCTAATAATCCTCAAGCTCAAAATAGATTTGCTGAAATTAAAGCTCAAGTAATGAAGGATGCTGGTTATGATAGATATGATGCAAGTGGCAAACAAGCTATAGAAGATGCTATAAATACTGGCTTATATGCAGGATTAGACAAACCGGCTAGATCATTCCAAGCTAATCAAGCTTATCTTAATCCTTTACAAGCAGAACAGCTGTCCCAAGCTAAAACAGAATTTGAATGGAAAAAACAAGATAGGCAACCAAAATCTGTTGGTAATAATCAATACCTTGATCCTACTAATGGTTTAATTTTTACTGTGGATTCTAAGGGAAAAAGAATTTATAATATAGGCTCATCATCTGATCCTAATGGAGGCAGAACAAGTAATTCTAATGGAAGTAAGGCAGGAAGTGGTGGAAGAAAAACTGCAACTACAAGAGCAGATAGAATAACAGAGCCTGTGCAAGTTAGAATAAATGGTAAACAAACAGAAATTGAAGCAAGAGGAGAAGATGTAGATGATACAGAGTACAATGTTGTATCTTGGGATAAATTAACTGAAGCACAAAGAAAAGCTGTTAAAGATATTATAGGAAATGATACTCCAAGTGGGTATGAAATTTTATATAAACAAGATAACGGAGGTTGGTTTAATAGCACTAAAGATGATTTAATCATTTTAAGACCTAAAAAAGGTGTAATTTTAAATAGTGAAGATCCAAACCAGTTATAATTTTTAATTGTAAATAAAATGTATTTAAGAGGATTAAAAGGACTTAGTGGTATTAATGCTCTTTCTGGTAAAGAGTATAGTCAATGGTATAATAAATATAAAGGAGTAACCTTAGACCAACTAGATAGAATATATAAAAACAATCAATTTGTTAAAAAATATGGACGTGCTGCTTTTGATTCTTATGATGCAAATCAAAGAGATGAGATACTTAGAAAAGGATTTATTAATGAGGCTATAGTAGACACTTATAGTCCCTATACTAATAAAAAAGGAGTTAATGGTAGGTATATTATTGACCCTAATAAAGGTGTAGGGGATGAGAGTATTTTTCAAAGAATTTCTTTAATGGATGATGACTCAAAACTATCTCTATTAAGAAGTGGATGGAAAACAACTCCTCAAATTAATACTTTTTTGAAGGAAGAGCAAAAGAAAAGACAAAAAATTAATAATAGTGTTTATACTGCTCTAGCACCTCACACAGTTTTATCTTTACCCTCTAATGATCCTGCATTTGATAAAAGAGTTGTGTCAGATAATAATCAAATATTTGAAAAAATATGGGCAAATGATTTAAAGAAGAAAGAAAAGGAGCTACAACCAGATATTATTAATTATAAAAATAATGTTATTTCAAAGTTAAATGATACACAAGTTAAAACACAATTCCTAAAAGCAATAACTCCGGAGAAAGGCAAAAATGTAGGCAATAGTCAATTTGCAGCATTTTTTCATGATGGTAAGAATATAGAGGATGAAGTTAAAAACTTTAGTATAGATGATATGAGAAATTATTTAGCTAAAGAAGCAGTTTTTAACGAGAGATTAGGTGCAGGCGTAACCACGGATGCTTTAAATAATTATGCTAAAGAATATATAAATGACCATCAAAGCTTAGGTACTTATACGGGGTTATTAGCTAAAGACATTGGCATAAGTGTTTTATCTTACTCTGCAGATAAACTGAATAGTTTTAGGCTACTCTATGATTTAACCCAAGGAGACTCTAATGTATGGATAGACAATCAAGGAAATGTTGTAGCCCCAAATAAAGTTAAGACAGCAAAAGATGGTAGTAAATACTATATTAATGATGATGGAGAGTCTACTAAAATAAAGCAAACTAGAATGAGTGTAGCAGACTTAGATTACTTAGGAAAAGATGCCCAAGGTAATACTAGAGATGCTTTATGGAATAATCAATATTGGTCAGATGCTGAACAGTATGGTACTCTTGATTGGGATTTACAAAAACAGTATAAGAAATTAGGCGCTTCTCCTTATAAGGTTGTGTATAAACCAGGAGATGAATCAGATCTTTTTTATGAAACTGCTAAAATGTTATCTTTTGGTATAGCTGACGTTGCTTCTACTTTTATACCTGTAATAGGTCAATCATTAGGTAGTGCAATGCAAATAGCCAAAGCTTCTTCTGCTGTTAGTAAAGCTTTTAATGCAATAGGTAAAGGCGTATATTATGCAGGAAAAGCAGCTCAAGCTGTCCAACCTACTATGGGAGCTGTAGCTATAGGTCATGCTTATGGAAGAGGGGTTTTTGGAGAAGCCCTATCTCAAAATATGCAGCAATTAGAAGAATCTACCTATAATCATGCTCAAAAGAATGTATTAAATAGTTATAACACTAATAAAAAGTTTAAAGCCCAAGTAGATAAAGATATACAAGCAGAGTTTAGAAGACTTAAAACTGCTCAAAAGACAGAATTAAAAGCATCTGGTAATTCTGAAGGTGGGTATACTGATGAAGAATTAATGGATATATCTAAACAAACAGTTTTTGATTCTTACATTAATAGGGGAGCTAAAGATATACAAAACTCTGATCAATACTATGATATGGTAGGGCAAGCAGCAGAGAGTGCCAGTGATGGAGCTATGATAGCCTCTATTACAGATGCTGCTAAATATACTATAGTTAATAATTTTGGTTATAGAAAATTCTTATTTAATAATAGTGCAGACAGAGCTGCCTCTGCCTTTAGAAGAATGAAGGAGTATATAACAGAAGCTAAAAATGGTACATTAAATTTTAAAAGTATCCTTGATGGTAATAAACTTAAAACTATAGGTAAAATGACAGCAGCTCAGGCTTGGGGTGGAGGATGGACTAACTTTACTGATGAAATGCAATCATGGGGAGGCAAACAAATAAATCAAGACAGGTTCTCTGAGTATTTAAAAGGTGCTTACAATGGAGAAGCTGATGATACTACTTATGGTGCAATGGATGCTGTAGCCTCTTATATAAAAGGAGGTAGAGGAGCTTTAGATTTAGGGACTACTTGGAAAGCTGGTCTTGTTGGAGCATTAGGTTCTATTACTTCCTTTGTTCCTAATCCAATGGCTATATTAAATATTAGAAATTCAAGAGGGGCAAGAGAAGCATGGAGAAAGGCAGATAATAGAGGAAAGATTAAAATGCTTCTTGAACATGGTATTATTAGTAATGGTATTATTAATAACTACTATGCTAAGAAACAAGGAGAAGCACAAATACAAGAGCAGGTAAATAATTTAAATAAATTACTTGATGAGCAAGAAAATTTTTCTATACTGAGAAAGGCAGTAGCTCTGGATTTAGCATCTATTGATGCAACTAATCAAGAAGATAAAAATGTCCTTACTTTTTTAAAAGCTCTAAACTCAATATCCTTGCTTCATCAATTTCAAGAAGATGCAGGAGTAGGAGAACAAGCAGGTTCTAAAATAAAAAGGTGGTTTAAGAAAAGATTTGGAGAGCAAGGTAATGCTATTGCAGAACAATCTTCTATTCTTACTAAAGCCATGATAGAATTACAAGAGTTATCTCAAGATAATTTAAGTGAAGATGCAGCAAGAGAATATTTAACAGAATATTATGCCAAACATCCTACAGTAGAGCAATCAGCAGAAAATAATGAAAAAGCATTACAAGAAATTTATCAAAATGCTAATACTCTTTTAGAGGCAGAAAATACATGGCAAGATGTTAACTCGAAACTAAATGAGGTAGAGCAAGAAAGAGGAGTTGCCATATCTCAAGATGTGAGGGGTGTATTACTTGAAAGAGCTGCTCTTGATGGTTTTTTAGCAAAAAGAATAGGCTTTAATGAAAAGAAAATATCAGGAAGAGAAGAAGTAAATTCTGATAGATCCTTCAATGCAGCAGTATGGGGTACTAAAGAAGCTATTGAACAACAAATAGTAGCTATTGAAAAAACTCAAGAAGAAGCAGATAAACTAATAGAGGATTCTAAAAGTAAATTAGATGATGCAACTTCTAGAGTTAAAGAGTTTGAAGAGTCTCATGATATGGATAGTCTTAGGAAAGAAGATATTACAGACTATAATGAGTTAATATCAAAAAGAGATGCTGCTAAACTACAATATGAGTACTCTAAAAATAATAAAGATATTCTTCTTAGTAGAAAAACAAAGATGGAAACTATGAGCAATGATGCTCAAGAGGCTCCTGTATTATCTAAAGAGGAAATTCTGTCATTACATCCTGAAGACAGAGCTAGAATGCTTGATGATACTAATAGAAGTAATTACAGTAAAGAGCAATTAGAGGTGATTGACAACCTTAAAAAGGAATTAACTTTAAAAGATCCTTCTATATTACAAACTATTGAAGACCAAGCTATACTTATGAGACACAAGGATGCTAATGCTAGTGCCTATGAAATGATGTTAAATAACCCAGAGGCTGCTGCTTCAGAGTTTGAAGCTCGAGATGGTATAGAAGGAACTATAAATAAAAATAGTAACTTTGTTAGAGTTGGTGATAAAATTAATTCTTATTTAGGCAAACTACAAACTGAGGAAAGAATAGACGATGGCACTAAAAAAGCTATAGTTTATAGAGGCATTAGAGAATATCATCCTACTCTTCTTAATTATTTACTTAAAAATTATGATAAAGACAAAAGATTGTCTAATCTGTCTACATATGGAGAAGTAATTAAGAAGGCTATTGAATGGTCTAAGATGACTACAGATATAGATAATGCCCTTGAACAAATGAATCTTGATGATTCTATTAAAAAAGCATTTAGAAATAATATAGACAATCTTATAAATGAGGCAGATTCTACAAATTCTGCTATGGAAATTTTGAAAAAAGTAAGTGAATCTGCTGAAGTTTCTAATGAAGACCAAGCTAAATTTAAGAAGTTATTAAATATAATTAATGGTGTAGAAGAACAAAAGAAATCTACTAAAACAGAATCTAAAGAAGAAAAAAGAGCAAGAGAAAAATCTCAAGAGACTCAAACCAAGCAAGAAGAAAAGAAAGTACAAGATGCTGAAAAGGAAGTAGAAATTAAATCTAGTGCAAAAAATGGTAGAACTTATTGGGAAGCTTTCAAAGAGGTAGGATTCAATGAAGGGGAGCATGCTGGGTTTATTGAGAATAATCCTGCTAATAAAACAGCAGGTGTGACTAGTACTTTGAGTCATGCACAAGCAGAAGTTGTTAGAAGAAAAACAAGAAACGTTTTTGAAGATGCAGCTAACTCAGATAGGCAAAGATTACATGATGCTGTAACCTCTAATGCACATGCTACTTCAGCTAATGTAAATTTACTAAAATATCTATACGCAGCTCTAGATGCTGTTAAAGAAGGGAGAATGTCCGCAGATGAAGCTATGGCAATAGTTGAATATCATTTAAATGCAGAAGATAGTACCCATAAAGAGTTCATAGCAAATTTACATAGTCAAAGAAGCTCTCAATTAGTAAAAGAAACCAGAAACACACAAGAAGCTACTGAAGTAACAGCAAAAGAGAAGTCCAATGAAGAAAATGCACAAGAAGCCTATCAAGAAACAGAAAGAGAGAGATCCAATGAAAAAAATGCTCAAGAGGTTTATACTGAAACAGAGCAAGAAAGAAGTAATCAAGAAGAGGCAGAAAAACAAATAAAAACTTATAACCAAACAGAAGAAGAGGTAATAAAAGAAGAGGAAGCAAAAAAACAAGTTAAAGAAGGATTAGACCATTCTTCTGAAACTGTTGATCTTGAAAGCCCAAATTGGAAAGAACAGGTAGAGCAAGCTAAAAAAGAAGGATATAAAGTAGAAGAAGGATTAGTTGCTAAGGATACTCCTGATACTACTGATCAAGGTAATATTGTTGCTGATACTACTGATAATATGCTAGGTAATACTATGTATGGTTATGATGTTACTTCCCTTAAAGAGGATGCTAAAGAAGTAGAAAGGACAGGTAAAGACCCTAATGATACTATGAGTAAATTCTTTAATTGGTTTAAGAATGCTGGTATAAAACTTCAAGAAATCATTGACAATGAACTTAAAGATATAGTAAAAGCTAATAATAAAATAGAAGTTCTTTATATTAATCCTCAAAAAAATGCCACAGATGATGCAGCTTTAAAGAAGTTTACTTTATTGTGTGTAGAGTATACTGATGCTGTTAAAAAAGTGCATAAAGAAGATAGAGGAGGAGTAATTACTGCTAATGGAAAGAAGTATTTAATAATAGGTTCTTTAGGATTTAATAAGTTTAATAGAGCACAAGGAGATGCTTATAGAAGTGCATTAGCTTTGGGAAAAGAAAGATTTGAGTATTTTAAACAAAATCCTTCAGAAAGATTTTATGTATCTCCTATAGGACATACTGAAATAGAACAAATGACTTCTGGTAGAATTGTAAGAGAGATGATAGGGGACAAAGAAACTAAAGTTAGACCTATTACAGAGTTACTATCTGATGCTAAAAGAAATCCTAAAGGCTTAAAGCTAGAAGATCTTAAATGGGGTATAATGTATGAGGATGGTTTACATTATGTAAATATTTCAGAAAGAAATACTGTATATCCCCCAAGAGATACCCAAAGTAATTTAGGTGCAGTATTCCTTCTTATGGAAGCTGCTAATGGTAATTATATACCAGTAGCTATAGCTCCTACTATGTTATCTGATTTACATGAGGGATCATTAAAAAGTCAATTAAATGAGTTATTTAATGAGCTAACTTCTGTAAAATACTCTGATAGAAGACAAGCTATTAATAAGTTAGTTCAATTACTTAATTTAAATTCAGAAGGAGATAATATTCTTATAGGTAAAGAAGATTCTCCTACTATTAGTACAGTTAAAGGAGGGACAGTATTAAGGACTTTTAATTTAAAAGACCCTAATTTTAGTAGGATAGATTTAATAAGTGCTATAGAAGAGTTAAATCCTAGAGTTAATATTACCTTATCTACTTTAAGTGATCCTGTACAATTAAGAATGTATGCAGAAGCAGGGGCCTTAAATACTGATATAGCCAAACTAAATACCTCCAATGCTAGTTATACAGTATATGCTATGGATGGTAATGGCAATCCTATTAAAACTACTCCTGTGGAGAACCATTCTACAAATTTGAAAACTAATAGTGACTTAGAAAAGGCTGATTATAAGAAAAAGCATTCTGTATATTATAAAGGATTACAATATAGAGAGAAAAAAGGTAAGTGGTATGATGTAAATTGGAAAGAAGTAAAAGACCCTGTATTACTTAATCAAATAAAATGGAGTAGTTATATTAGAGCAAATGATTTATCTCCTGATATGGTTAGCAATGATAAATATGGTAATAAAGAAGTTAAATACTATATTATTGACTCTAATAAATCTACTGCTAAAGTACTTAAAGTATTCAAAAGTGGAGCTATTGCAGAATTAAGTATTGAGGAATCAAGAGCAGCAATTGATATTATAGAGAAAAAAGAAACTAAAGCAAATCAAGAAAGGATAGCAAAAGAAGAAAAAGAAAGGATAGAAAAAGAGAGCTCATCGCTTAATCCTATTAAACAAGTAGAGAATGATGAAATTGTAGACTTAGGAGAAACTCTAACAGAAGAACAACTTTTAAATCAAAGTAGAGGAGACTTTTCATCTCTTGCTAATTCACAGGAAAGTAATTTAAGGAGCAAGGATAAAGAAACTCAAACTGATACTTCTAAACAACCCACACCTACTAATGAGGATATTAATAAAACAGGGCATTTATCATTAGCTAGTTTAAAGGCAAGTAGTGATGCAGAGCCTACAAATGCTTCTTCTATTCTAAAACATAGAAAATATAGCAAAAGAGTGAGAGAAATATTAAGAAAGAAAGGGTTTAAAGGAAAGCCTTCTGAAGTAGAGGCATGGTTAAAGCAGCACAATATGCCAATTGGTAATATAGAAGATGTAAATTCTTGGATTGATATGTTAGAAAATTGTAGATAAAAAAGAAAGCCAGCAGGAAAATTCCTGTTGGCTTTTATTATGTTATTACTTTTGTAGATTATTTTTTTCAAATATTTTAAACACACTATCATCAGTGCCCATCTCACTTAATTGTTCAATTTGACCATAGAAAGGAATTAGGTATTTTTTAATATTTCTAAAGTATCTATTCTCTCCTTTATGTTTTCCCGATTTAATTTCTTCATCAATATCTCCTATACCAACAATAGGATATAAAAATGAGTTAACTGTATTAGTAGCAGCTATAGGACTATTAATTAAAGTAGTAGCTTCCAAAGGTATTCCTATAGGTGTAGACCCATTAACATCTGTTATAGCTCTTTTTGTTTGATATATCCACATTCTCATCCACCATTCTTTTTTATGATCTTCTGGTTCTCCAAGAGCAAAAGAAAGAGTAAGAAGACTGCTTAAAACAACTAATTCTGAGAGTGCTCTTTTAACATTAGCTTTCTGCATGGTATTCATATCTTTCCAATGTATCATTGATTCTCTTTGAAATCTAAATATATCCCCTACTAAAGCATATACGAATTTAGCTGAAGTATTATAAAATCCCTCTCTAAATTCTCCTAAAGTAGCATCATAATGAGAGCTTCTATATCTTCTAGAGTAATGTTCTACCATCCATTGCCTTAGGTTCATAACAAATCTTCCTACCATATGTTGATGGATTAACCCTTTGTCTTCTTCATTCATTGCTCCATGCATAGTTTGATTGGTATATCTAATTCTCTTTCTAATTTTCTCTATAAAAGCATCATCAATAGGCACTTCCTTACCCTCATCATTAGTATAAGTAGCATCTTTATTAATAATCAATTCTGAGTTACCGTCTGATTTATTTCCTATTGAGAATACATCATACAAAGATTTAGTTTTTCCATTTATTTTAACTTTAGTATTATGTAGTATGGCATACATAGTTACAAAATGAATCATATGTTCTCCCATACCATAGCCTATAAATGAAAAATCCTTTCCTAAAAGATGTCTTAAAGGACCTCTATAATATCTTTGATGTGCTTTTGATTCAAAATTATCATTAAGAGGATCAAACATTTGAGACAGCAATACTGGTTTACTATTAGTGTTATTAGTCATAAAGTCCATTATTCTGCCTACTGATCTTATAGTATTATCCCCAAATACCATAGCATTTGCCCATATATAATCAACAGGATTAAAGAACTCTGCTGCTCCAGATTCTATCAGCATTTGCAATTCTCCTACAGTATAATTAGAAATCATGCCTTTTACATTCACAGCCAAGCTCTTTAAGGAGGTGTAAGCCAATAAATTTCTTAGAAAAATATGATACTTTCCGGGATTCTTAATTGATACCCCATAGATAAATTTATCTATAAAACCGTCAACAATACCAATAGTATTAGAGTTACTGGCAAAGTCTCTTAATTGTTTATATATTTTAATACCAGCATCTTCTACTTTGTCTACTTTCTTATTACCATTCCCAGCAGACACTTCTTGATTTTTAATATAATCAGCCATAAATTCAACAGTATCTTTAATATTGTTAATAGCTTCATAATTTATTGCAGTACCTGCTAAATGTTGAATAGCACTTGAGAAATCCTTTAGCAACTCTTCTTTATCTTTAAGTTTATTGATATAAAATATGGGTATTTGTCTAAATGGTGTATTGTCTAATTCTCCACTAGTAATATTATAATTTTCTCCATTAATTATACCATTATTAGCATATCTTTCATCATCCTCTCTTATAGTAGTATAGTCTTTAAATTTATTTCTAAAGGCTTTTATTAATCCTCTGATACTTCCCTTTTTGATAGAAGCACTCAATGCGTCTATAAAAGATCTTCTTATTTGAGGTGGAATATATTGTTTCTGTGCATAACTAGGAAGCAGTGTCCCTAATTCTCCTTTTATTTGCATCATTGTACTATAATATTCCTGTTGTTCAGGAGATAGTGTAGGAAACTCTTTTCTATAATTATTATTAGGAACTCTTTCAGTTCTTCCCGAATTATAATCCACCACTCTATTTTCAGTATTAGCAGCTTCCCAATCTTTTAGAGCCTCACTTAAGGAAAGGCCCTTGTATCCTTGTTTTTGAAGTCTCTTTTTTTGTTTAGCTTTAGCTTTATTATAAGTATCCCAATCAATATCACTTATAATATAACCATTATCCTCATACATAAAATCATTTCTAAATCCTGCTTTTTTAAGTTTATTCTCTGCCCTTCTTATCCTTAAAGAAATATTATTTATTTTAGCATCTCTTGAAGATTGAGCATCTCTTACAATATTACCCATAGTAGCAATTAAAGGATTAGAAACTCTTCCTATACTATATAGATAATCAAAGATAGTAGAATCTTTTTCAGCCATTTCAACTATATTAACTATTGCTTCTCCATTAGATAATTTATCTCCTAAATACTCAATAGCTATATTAGTCATTGTTTCCTTTCTTAACTCTTTTATAGTAGTATCATATTTATTAAAAAAGTTTAGTAATTTAGTAGCTTGAGTTTTAATATTCTGAATATCAGCATCACTTAATTTCTCATCCATAACTAGGCTATCTATATTAGATAATGCCATAAGAATATTTCTATAACCTTCAGTAGTAGCTTTAATCTGCATTAAAGTTTTAGCTATTGCTGAAGATCTTTCTAAAGTAGCACCTGTCTGAGGAGTATTTATTAATAACTTTTCTAATCCTCTAATTTGAGTAGCTGCTTCACTAAGAAATCCTAAAATTCCTGCATAATATTTGTTTCTATTAATTTCTTTTACAAGAGTTCTCAATGCTTTTTCCATTGAATCAACCTCTGGTGTAAATCCTTGTTCAGCTCTTAGTTTTTTTAATTGTCTTTGTAAAGTAATAGCAGCATTAGAGGCAGCTTGAGATAAACTTCTAATATTATTACCAATTAATAATATCTCATTAAAATCTAAGTTATATTTTTTATTTAATGCTTTTAAAGTATCTCTTATCTTTACTTCTTCCACATCACTAAAGGAAGTATCTACTTTGTTTAATTGATTTAAAATATCATTAAGATTTAACCCATTAAATTTTTTACAATTATTTAATGCTGCATCTATTAATCTATACTGAGCATCAGTTACTCCACCACTTCTATAGCAATCATATATTTTTTGAGCAACTTCATCTAATGAGCCAAACATTTGTTTAAGCCTCTTTACTTGAGAAGAGCTTTCGTTAAATACTAAAAGATCTTTTATTTCATTTCTATCAAGATACTTATTACTAGTATTCTGAACATTGATCATTTGTTTAGCAGCATTCTTAGCATTAGTAGCATTAAATACTGCTTTGTTAAGATCTGCATTTTCAATATCTATCCCTATAGAATTAATTGCCTGTCTCAGTATATCCCACTGTTGTAGTTGTTTAGATACTTGAGCATCTCTTATTTGAGTTCTAGAGTTTTTCTCTTCTACAACTATATTAAACTTACTACCTTTTGAATATACAGCAGCTACAGTACCTTTGCTATTAGAGTTATGTTGCTCTGCTATTTCCAAAGCTTTTTTAGCATCAGTATAATTAATAGGGTTTCCTGAAGCATCAATAGCTCCTATTCTCTTAGAAGTCTCATATACCTTCCCCTCTGTAGATTCTCTCATATAATTCATTACATCAAGATATTTTTCTACATCAGTACTACTATGTTCATTCTGTTCATTCCTCTTATAGCCTAATCTATCCATCTCAGCAGCTACCTCTGGTTGGAGGTAGACTGCATAGATGTAATTAGTTTTAGGCCTATTTCCTATAAGTTTTAATAAATCCTTGTAAAGTTTACTAGGTTTATCATTAATCATAGGATATAATATACACGAATTAGCCATTTAACAAAACTTTTTATATTCTTTATTTATTAACTCTTCATTAAATTTAATACCCAAATCATTAAGTCTTTTCTTCATAAAATTTTTGACTTGTGATTCATAAGCTTTTTTATCACTTTCACTTTTATTCTTATAGTTTTGAATAGTTTTTTCAGCATCTTCATAAGTTCTACCATTCATCATGTAAATTCTATGTAGTAAATCTATCTGTTCTTGATTACTCATAGTAGAATTATCTGACTTTGCCTCTTCATTAACCAAAGAATTTTGAACTTCTGATTCTGTATTATCTTCTAATGTCTTAGTAGTAATTTCAAGAGGTTTCTTTATATCATTAGTACTAATTTCTAGATAATCATGATTACTTCCCAAAGGACTAATTTCTTTGTATTCAATAGCATTATCTTTTAACAAGACTTGTTGATACAGTTTATAACCATCTTTTACTTTCATTTTAAAATAAGGGGTATTCTGTAATTCTGTCACTTCCCCTTCTTTATAAACCTCAAAATTTCCATTTTCAAGTTTTGCCATTGTAGCCTTTTTTATAGGAACAAGTTTATTATTATCCCAGTTATTCCTAATAAACTGGTCCATAACTACTTCTGGAGAAGTGGTAGGAAGTACTCTAAAAGTATCAGTATACCCGTCAATTCTTTCTTTAACGTATACAGGAACTAAGCTCATAAAGGATTTAGGAGAAAATCCTAATCCTGCCCTAAAGAAACAATATTTAAAGAGTTGCTTAGACAGCTCTGGATTCTCCTTATGTAAGTCAATCCAAGCGTTACCTAGTTTCTCTTTTTGAGCAGTATCAAGACCTGTAATTTCTATTTGAAGGGTTGCTCTTCCTGTCTTATCAGTACCATACTTAATAGATTGAATTAAGAAATTATCTTTATATTTTTTCTTATAGTCTTTCTTCATAAATTCTATAGGAAATTCTGAAATAGTTCTACTTAATTCCTTAGCATCTATTACATTTCCTGCAACAGCTAAATAAGACTGGTAAAAATCACTTAGACTACTAAGAATTTTTCTATCATTAAGTATAGTGTTACCTAAAGGGGTTTCTCCAATATAATCAATAATATTCCTAAATCCTGTACTGTTAGCAGGCATATTACTAAATATTTCTCTAGCTAATCCTAAAGTTCTATTAAATTGTTTTAATATAGGATGAGCATTAAAAATATCCATAATGCTAACTTCTTCTCCATAAGAATCAAGAATATTACTTTCTGAAGAGAGTTTATTTAACTTATATTCAGTAATGAGATTATCAACAATTAATGGGCCTACAGCACTACTAATAGAATTAAATCTAGTAGCAAAAGTAGGCATTCTCATGGCATCTGCTAATCTTTGAAAATTTCTAAATGCTTTAAGAGTTTTATACTCAATCCTTACATCATCAGATTTTAAGCCTTCAATTAATTGTTCTTTGGTTAAACCTTCCTCATTTAATACACTGTCTTCATTAATATCATGCTCTTTTTCTATTTCATTAATTCTTTCTTCTATCACCTTACTTAGAGAAGTAAATCCTGTAATATTCTCACTACTAAATCTTTTAAGAATATCAGATACAGCTCTTTGAGATAAGAAAAGTGCAGCATCATCAAAAGGCATACCCATTCTTATAAGAGTATTAAGTATATTAGCAGTACTACTATTAATGTTCATTAAATTAAGTACAGGATCTTTAACAGCATCAGCAGCACTAGCAACTAAACTACCAAGCACTTTACCTATAGATTGCCCTGTACTGTCTATCCTACCATCAATACTCATATTACTACCAAAGGTCATTCCTGCTACAGTAAATGGTTTTTCAATCATGCAAGCATTATCTACATTTACCATATAACCTTCATTTTCTATAACAGCATGAGCAATTCTATTAACTGCAAATATACCAATAAGAGAGCTGGCTGCACTGTTTTGTTTGTAAAACTGTACATGAGTATCTATGAACATAAGATTTTTATTTTTATTGCTTAAATCTTTCAGTTCATCAGTTGACATCTTACTTAATTCCTCGTAACTTTTATCTGTAGTTTTATATGCAGTTACAAGATAACCCATTCTTTTTTGAGGTTCAAAGCCTCCAGGATTTAGCATCTCAGCACAACTAGTTTCATGTGTTAATACTTCATAGGTCATGTCAACAATCTTATTGTTTCTATATATCCTTCCTTCTGTAGGCTTATTTACAGTAAAAGCATTTTGAATATATAATTTAAGAAGTCTATCATATGCACTACTAGGCATTGACATAAATCCTTGTGCAGCCCTTTGAGTCATGTATGTTTTATCAAAAGGATTATCAAGAAACATTTCAATTAGTTCACTAAGTTGCTTTTTTGATTCATAACTTATTTCCTTACTTTGAGAGTTAGTTAAATCATCATAAAGTATCTTATGAAGGTTAGATCTACTGGTTTTTGTTCTAGAAATATCATAATCTTTTCTCATAAGATACATTTTGTCTACCATTTATACTTTATATTACTATAAAGATTAGACTATATCTTTACAAATAAATTGCAATGTGTATTTCCACATTTAAGTGTACTCACAGAGTTCTTCTTCTCCGTGTTAAATCATAAGTAATCTTATGTAACATAGATGGTACTTGTATTACATAAGGTTTAACAATATCAATGAATTTTAATCCTTCTTTAGTACCACAACATAAAGAGTAACTATCTTCTTTTTTACCTTCATGGTACATATAAAAGTTTATATCCCACTGCTCTTTAAAGTAATTTATTATTGTTTGAACTTCTTGTTTAGGTTCACAAATACTTATTTTAATATAGAGACCACAAGGTCTTCCTTTGTCCTTTCTAATATTAATATGCCCATCATCCATATACCATATAGCTATCTCTCTAGCACTTAATCTATTTAAAAGCTTTCTATTACCAATTATCTTTTTTCCTTTATAAACTACTCTTCTAAGTACTTTAATAAAAGGAATTGTATTAAGCTGAGTATAATAAACAGGAACTCCTATATTAAATCCTTTAGTTTTTATATAAGAATTAAGTCCATTATTTCTTATACCACAATTCTTTAATTGGTTAATTTTCCACTCTAGATAGTCTTTCTGTGCTTCACAATGAGCTATCTTGAATACGTTGTTATTGCATATTGTTCCATCACCTAAAAGTAATCCAATTAATAAATTTCTACTTTCTTTGTTAAACTTTGTTTTCATAACGAGAATCCGTATGTTTAAATTATGATTTAATTAGTCGTTGAACCTTTTAGCATTTCAGCTAACTTGGCTGCTGATAACCCTTAGCATTACCTATTAGGGCTTCCCAGCAATTAACACATTTTTACTTCAACATAGAATTTATCGAAATCACTACCTGTAAGCAATGTAATATCATTAGGAAGCATAATACCATCTCCTGCCTCTCTTGGCAAGAATCCTACAATTTTCACAGGGGCCATTGAATACTTTGCTTCAGTAGGGATTCTATAACTAACCATCTTTAATAAGTCTGGATCAAGAGCTTCTATAGCTTCTATACTAATATTACCATCTTTATCAGTGAATTGATTAAATAAATCATTAGTATAAATAGGAGCAAATGCTTCAAAGTAAGCAATACCTCCTTGATGTTCTTTTAAATATTCCTTATAAGATAGTGTGTTACTATTATTCTTTACCCCTTTATATTTAGCATTAAATTTATCAGATTGTGAAAGTTCTCTTTTAATAGGACTTTTCTCATACTCTTTTCTTGTTTTTAAGAGTCCTCCATTCTTATCTTTAAATCTAATATTAAGCTGTCTTGAAGTTCCAAAGTTAGTGACTTGTACAACAGGACCACCAGCTATTTCTTGTTTATTAACTCTGTTTTTAATTATAGAGTTGATAAGTTGTTCAATTCTCTTACTTTGAATTGGATCTCCAAGAGGTATTCTAAATCTTCCATCGGCATCAACAGAACAAGCCTGAAGCAAATCTATTCCATATCTAGGGCTAGATAGTATTTCTCTTTGTAGTATTTTACTTATAGCAATATTTCTATCTTTAGCACTATAACTATCTAAATTAAGAGTTTCACTTAGTTCTGATATACTATTTTCAATATTATCAGCTATAGTTTGTTCATACTCTTTTTTAAACTCTTCAGCAGATAGTTTTTTACCTTCAACCTCATAAGTCACATCATTACCAAAACTATCTTTAGTAGCTAACTCAGAAGGTATAATATATCTAATTTGAGAACCATGGGATTGCTCATGATCTTTAAAATGTTCCGGAACTTCTTGTTGTAAGCAATAGTCTTCAAAAGGTAATTCATGAACATAGGTTTGATTATAATTTCCTGTTCTACTATTGATAATAGTTTCTTCGGTCTTGCCTGTTTCTGAATTAGTTGTTTGTATTGTTTTAGGAGATGTTTCATATAAACAAGCTTCTAATACAGCTTTTGCTTTAGCTTCCCCATTGGCATCATTAGCATACTTATTAATATTAATTCTACCCATCAAACCTGATTTTACAGTAGATTCAAATTGAACAGTATCAATACCATCTTTTTTGTAATTGCCATTCTCATCATAATGACTTTCTTCCATTACTTCGTAAATAGCTCTAAGAAGATTGGGCTTTCCTGTATATTCATTTTGGAGAATAGCATCAGCCATTATAAGAAGGTATTCAGAATTTTTATTTTGCACTCCCATCTTTATAGTACTAAGAGGAGCATTAACAACACCTGTTGGTTTTGATATTTGACTATATACAAAAGGCTTTAATGGTTGAAAAGCTATGCTTAAATCACTGTAGTTATAATTTCCTTTTCTTAGTTTTTGATATACTTCTTCTGCTTTTTTATCCCACTTACCAAAGATAAAAGCCTTCTTTCTATAGGAAGTAGGACAAGAATATCCTTGTGCATCTGCTACATTTATATGTCTAAATGCTCCATCTTTTCCTACAAGGGATTCCTTTAGTACTCTATATCCAGCTTTCTCTGACTCAGGAGCTTCTGCTATCTTTCTATCAAAAACAATAGATACATTATCTATAATGTTGGAAACAAAGTTATCCCAATCTTTAAGATAACAAGTTCTTTCTTTTCCATCAGAAACCCTTCTCCCCTCATAGTCTACAGCTTCTACATTACCTCTGATACCGGGAGCATGAATTTGAGCTAATCTTTTTTGTAAATCTTCAGCATCTTTATAAAAAGCAATGTCTGTTATAGTCATCTCCATAATATTCATTGCAGCAAAAGTATCATTCCATACAAAATTCTCAAGATTAGCTATGATCTCTTCTTCTGTTTTACCTATGTCTGTTATCTCTTTTACTCCTTCTATAAGACCAGAATCTACCCATTCTTTTACTATTTTAGAGGCTCTATTGTCCATAGCTTCAAATATAGCTTCATTAGCAAGGGAGTACAATCTATTTTCATCTACTTCTTTTCCATGAATTTTATCACTGATAAGTTTTCCTAATTCACTGTTTTTATGATCTCCTATAAGATAATCATTCATAAAATCAAGGAAACAGAATTTTCTTCCATTAGAATCAAAATTCTTTATAAACCTAGGATCTTTTTTATCAAGGTTTCTCATTAAAACAGTTTGGATTCTACTTAGTTCTTGGTTAAATATATCCATTAAACCATTAGTAATAGTTTCTTTATAATTAGACCCCCTTTCACTATAGAATCTTATAAATTCAGAAGACGGCTTATTAGACATCATAGGCACTCTAAACCATGCTGGGACTCTTGATTGTTTACTATTAGCACTTTCTGAGAAATATTCTGTTAATATAGAAAGTGTGTATTCCATATCATTCATATTTCTCATATAGTTATGCTGATTGAAATTAAGTTGAACTTTATGCTTGAATACTTCTCTAGCTTTACTGTCTGTAGCTAAAGTTCTGAGCCAGCTGTTTCTCCAACCTCTTTCAATATCATTGCCTGTATGAAACCAATCAAAATTACCATATTCACTCATTATAAAGGTATCAAAAGATTCTCCTGATTGATTAAATTTAATCATTAATTTAGATAGATAAGAAGGAGTAATATAGCTTTGATACATTTTTCCACTATCATAAAAAGCAGATACAGCAATATCTTCTAAAGATTCAGTGATAGGGGTTAAAAACTCTCTTACATTACCATTTATACTGCCTTGTGCTTTAAATGTAAAAGGCTCATAAGTAGCATTATCAAGATTATTTTTAAGAGATTTTATCATGTAAGTCAGAGCACTGTACATCCTTTTATAGTTATCAAGAGTTAGATTACTTTTAACCATATCAGGAGTTACATAGTAACCAAGTAGATTAGAGATATATCCTAATATTTTAGCTGCTTCATTCTTATTTTTTTCTTGAGATAAATCATTATCTGTGTGGTTAAATTTATCTAAGCTTTCATAGGCTTTTTGTAGTTCATTAAAGGCTGTTTTATTAATTCCTTCTGAAGTGAATAAAGGATGCTCTCCAATTTTATATTGGGTAGTAACTTGTGACATAGCCTCTTTAAGAGCAGGATGTTCATTTACTTGGATGCTTTTATATTTTCCACCATCTTTTATTACAACAGAGTAAGGTTGAAAGTGCTTACAAAAAGTTCCATAAAACTGTCCTTGAAAATCTGTTTCTTTGCCAGAAGTATCAGATAATCTATCTATAATTTGTTTTACCCAAGGATTATCTGTTTGTTTTTCTTGTAATTTAACTATCATATCAGCCAAACTTAAAGAACCCTGTGTCCACCTAAGAATAGAATTAGTAGCTTCTCTTACATTAATTCTCTCATATATCCCAAATTCTGATTGAACTTTATTACCATTACTATCTAATTTATAGCACTTTAATAAGGCTCTTTTAATCATCTGAGACATAGTCCCTAATACATCTTGACATCTAGATTCAATTTGCCAATGCTCTTGTAGGCTTCCTTCTGTCTCTTCTACATCTGCTTGGTCATTAGATTCATTAAAATTATCAACATCCCCTATTATATTTTCATTAACTTCAGTAGCCTTGCCATCTTGTGTAGAAATAATACTGAAATCTTCTAAGTTAAGGAGTGTATCTTGTGCAAGAAGCATAATAGCCTTCCAATTATCTGTAATAGCAGTAGCTTTATCTATAGTATCATAATTATCAAAATCATTGTGCTCAGGAGAGAATTTTTGTCTACACATTTCTATTATGTTATTTACTCCTATAGTTCTAACTACATCAGCTCTAGACATGGAGGAAAAGTCTTTATTAGTACCATCTGTATTCTTAAACCTATCACCATAAATAGTTTTAGCTAACTCTGGATTCTCTTGTAATTCAGTAATATGGTCTGAAATCCAATATACTGCTTGTTCAGCTATATGCCTTATTTCTGTTGCAGAAAGAAGGTCATTATCTAATAAATCATCAATTTGATGCATTGTTTCTTCTTGTTTTGATATATATAAATCTTGTTTATTACTCTCTTGTGTGTCTTCTGTAATTTCTGTTTCAGCAGTATCTTCAGAATACTCTTTCTCTATTTTAAGCATAGTTCTAGTTTGCATAAGAAGCCTTGGAAACTCTTTGCCCCATTTACTTTTATCTTGAGTATGAGTTAATTCTGCATCTCCTGTCTCAAGTAATCTTATAACTGCCTGTTTATTTTGAGAGAAACTATCTAAAATTAATTGTCCCATTAAAGGGGAGCTGACTTTATCCCATGCTTTTGTATCTAAGTCTCTAATTTTTCTACCTATAGCTCTGGCTGTAGCTCCATCTGCTTGCTCTAAACTTTTTAAAATATTTGTTTTCTCAGTTTCTGACATACTACTATACCCTAATTTTTGAGCTTGAAAAGCCCCTTCAACAGTTTTGAAATGCCCCTCTATAAATACTTTAAAATTACCTGTATTTTTTGCATAAAAAGGTCTTTCAGCAAAATTACTCAAATCAGCATTTTCACCAGTACCTGCATAAATATTAATAGTTTTATCTGAGGAACTAGGAGCATAATATATATTAACACCATATAGTCTCTCATATTCTTCTACAGCATCATATAAACTCATAGTACCATCAAGAACTTGTTTATAAAGACTTGAGTCTCTAATTTCAAGAATGTCTAATAGATATTCATCTTGTTCTCTTAGTTCTTGCTCTATAGCTTCTTGCTCTTCTCTTAATAGTTCTTCATAGGAAATCTGTTCTGCATATTCCTTTTCTAAAGCTTCTATTCTTTGCTGTTCCCTAAGTTCAGCATTTTTCTTCCTAGTAGCATTTCTTTTATTGATAGTCTCTTGAGTTACTTTTCTATTAACTTCCCACCCATTAAACTTATAGTTATATTTACCTATTTTTAGTAAACTCTCATAACCACGTATTTTATCCTCTGCTATTTTCTTTCCTTCGTCAGTATTTGATGTATGGATTATATATTTAGTAGAAGTAAGACTGCCCTTTTTATACATCTTAACTCCATATGGGTCACTTCTTTGAGCTTCCACTAAATTATCAATAACTAAACTAGGATAACCTGATTTACTTTGTGTTGAGTTACCCTTTTCAGAAACTTCATTATGAAATCTGTTTAATTCTATTAAGCTGCTCTCAAGTATAGATCCTTTAATATTAAGACCAAAGTTCTTATTAAAAAGACGAGCTATAGTATCAATAATACTGTGAAGTATAGATCTATTAGCTTTAGGATCTTTATACTTAGCTAATTCTCTTTGCAGTTTTTGATTAGAAATTATATCAGAAGCAAATTCATCAAGACTATTTTTGAAATAAGTAAGACCTGAGTCATTATTATCTTTAAGTGCATTTTTTGCTAAGTCCCATAACCTACTCATTTCATTATAGAATCTAACCTCCTCTTTTGTTCCTCTTCCTGCTTCAACTTTCCTAAAAGTTGAGATTGTTACAGAATGTTCTAACTCATGGTGTATTTTAGCCTTAAAGAGAGTATCTGATGCTCCTTTTACATGTTTCCATTGAGCCATATTTTCAATAAGAGAAGGTAGAAACAGAGTTACCTCAAACTGGTTTGCTTCTGCTACTGATTCTCCTTTAGTATAGGGATTAACTTTAATACTATTAGTAGCATTAATATATGGGACTCCAATCCTTTCTAGAACTTGAACTGTGCTGTTTAATAGAATATCTCTATTACTTTGACTATTAGCATTTCTCAACTCATAAAACATTCCTTGATTTAAATTTACTGGAATGAATGAAGGTCTTCCAACTTGTACTGCAATAGAACCATCCTTTAATTCCACAGTATTGACTGAATCTCTTCCATATATAGATATGGCTTTATCTAGGTATTCATTTAGAGCTGAATCATTTGTTGAGAATATGTGTGGTTTTAAATACTTTTCTAACCACAAAGTTACCCTATTATCTTCTTTATAATTAGATAAAGAAGCTTCAAATGGTTTAGGGCTTAGTTCTGATATAATCTCAGATGCTGTAGGATAAGCTCTTCCTTCTAGAGTTCCCTCATTTAGTTTTTTATGTAGCACCATTTCAAGTGTTCCCGAAGCTATGTCTAAACTATTTAAAAGGGATTTAAATTCTTTTGAACTTGTATTAACACAACTCATAATAATATCTTAATTAAGTTTTAGTGCAAAGTTATATAAAAATACTTACTATACCAAATGAATAAAAGAAAATGTTAAGAGTTATAACAAAAAAAATAAGGGAAGAGCCAGTTACTCTTCCCTATATTAAAATTTTACTTTTTTTGACTTCCAGGCCTTGTGCCTGCATTTTTACTCTGTTGATCCATTTTGTCGTAAAAATCAATACGACCCTTCAATTTATTAATTTTATTCTTGTATTTCATAATCCTTTACTGTAAAAGTATCTCCTAATTCATAGTCTTCTACCCTATAACTGTCAATGATTAAATTTTCATCTCTAATCCATTCAAACTGTTCTTCTAATGAAAGAGACTTAAATTCTTTATATTCCTCATCATTAAGGATAAGTTCAATATGGCCATTTCTAAGAAATCCTTGAACATATTCACAATTACATATTATCTTCTTCGCCATTAATTTGATTTTTAAGAGATTTAAGAAGTTCTTCTCCTTTTTCTGTTATTACATAATGTGAATTAGAAAGCTCCTCAATGTCATTAAGAACTTTCATAAAGGCGTTACCGTCCCCTTTATTAATAAATTCACCCATATCCAATTCTTTACACTCAATATAGATTCCCTTATCAAAGAAATGTAATGTTGCTGAAATTTTTTCTCCTGTCATACCTTTTTAAATTGGTTATAAGTATGATTTTTAATAATAGGCTTATTATTTTGTTTATTTAATTTAGGAGTACCGTCATCATTAAGAATAAGAATTTTACAGAAAGAATTTCTTACTTCTTTAATTAACCCAATACAACCTAAATCATCAGAATGGGAGAAAAGAATTTTTACTTTCTCCCCTTCTTTATAGTTTTTATAATTTTTCATTTTAATTCTATATAATGAGTGTAAGCTGCATTACTATAATAAAAATATAAAGTTACTTTCTACTACATGTGGCTTCTGGCAGTTTTAAGAAATTCTTTACATTTCAATAAGTGTGCCTCATCTTTATTTTTTATATACTCATAAAACTCCTTAAAAGAGTTTATTAAATAGGAGTTTGCTACTTCTTTTTCAGTAAATACTATAGAAAGTATTTCATCAATTCCTTTCTTCTGGCCTGCTATACTAGAAGATTTCATTGTGTAATCAGATGAAAAATTAATAGGAGCATATGATGATAGTGGTATGCTACCCTTTATAATCTGATCTTTGACTTTTGGGGTAACATTAAATGTATTATAGGTAGTGTGATTATGTATTTGTTCATCATTCAAAATATCTATAATATCGTCTTTCATAATAATAGGTCTGCCATTTATAAATACAGGCTCACTATAAATATATTTATATTCCATAGTTATTTTTATTTTTAATATTCATTAGTACTATAATCAATAAAATAAAGATACTCTTTACTTTCTAAAAGGTCAGTAAGAACGTATTTATCGAAAATCTCCCGATTAATTTTCATTGCCTCTTTTCTTAAGTCAATTTTAAAAATATTTCCTACTTTTACTTGACCATGAAGCTCATGTGCTGGAGGTGTCCATGGGGCGACTAGAGCGAACTTATATCCTCTGTCATATAGTTTTTGGTTGTTATTACATACTGACCCCATATAGTCCCCATACGCCTTTATATCTACCCTCCAAAGATTTGGATAGAGATCACAAAGATTGGGATTTACTTTCTCAATATTTCCAATAGGAGTGTTTACTTTATCTACTGATAAATTGAGTTTCTGGGCTTTAAAAGCAGATATAGTATTAAGTGCTTGTGATTTAAAAGCTCTTTCACTACCCTTCTCTAATACTATTCTATAGATAGCAGTAGGACAGGCAGTTTTCATATACTCACAAATCTCTTTAAGACTATTAAAGCACTTAGTAAGATTTACTGCACCATGACAAGTTCTCCAAATATTACCATCTCTATAGACTCTTATATCAAAGAATCTAACACCCCACTTGTATTGCTCTTCAATACTTCTTCTTTGGGTCTTCCAATACTTCTTAGCGTGATTATACCACCAAGAAGTACTTTTACAGTAAGTAAATGAATCGTGACTTCCAATCATAAATTTAATTTTTAATTATTATAAAAACTCTTTTGGTAAATATATATTAAATATATTTTTTGCCTCTTTAAATAATGGGGCTATCTGTGACGGCTTAAATCCTGCTATGCCACATCCAATGGGAGTTACCAAAAACCTCAAATCAGGGTGCTTTCTTGCAAAATCAATAAACTCATCCACATAAGGCTTGATAGTCTCCACTCCTCCTTGCATAGTAGGAATGGCGTAAGACTGTCCTTGCAGCCCTGTTCCTTGTCCCCATACAGCCCCGAATTTCTTATATGCCGTCAATGCAGCCCCTCCACCATGCATTCCTTCCAAATTACTTCCAAAGACAAACACCTCATTAGGAGCTAATTTAGAAATATATGATGGAGCTATTCTAATATCCATTTTAAATTAATTCTGGGATTAAATTATAAAATACTTGATATCCTTGGGTAACAATCTTTCTCCTCTCTGTTCTAATCTCTACAGGATGTTTAGAATCAATAATAAGAGTAGGAGTATATTCTTTTATAACTATTGAATTACATTCACTTTTATCAGAAAAATCAATATATGCACTATCAAGTATGTTTATTATATTATTATCCCCGTCAATATATCCACGTTGATAAACAATATTAATAACATTCATATTTCCTACAACATATATTTTTGTAAATAATTCTGAATTAAAATCTTTACGTTTAGCATATCTAGTGGGAGTACTTAATACATTTCTATTTCCTTTGATATATACATATGGAGAGCATATTTTTAAAGTTTGTTGAAAATAGTTATTATCTCCGATAGAATAGATTATTTGAAAATCTGCTTTAAACCTACAATTACGTCCAATATTATAAATTCTATTTATGAAAGATGCAATAACATATATAGAGTGCTTATCATTTAACAAACATTTAATACCTACATGAGAAGTAGTTTCAAAATTCTTTTTGGGTACATAAAAAGATGATATATTTACATATTTATCCTTTTTATATTCTCCGAAATTATGAATAGATGTTTTAATAAGATCCGCAATAGTCACTTCTTTTATAAATCTTATTTTAGAAGAAACTATTTTTGAATCTTCATTTATTGTATTTTCACCAATATTTCCACTTGCTTCTACTTTAAAGTATCTATCAGTAGGATCCCTATAATACAGAAGACAATCTACTGGAAATCTACAAGAATGAAATCCTGAACGACATAATGTTATTTCATCTGAATGTTTAAAGGTTTTTCCTATTTCATATTGAAAACCTCTACATTTTAAATCTGAATGAGTTCCTTTATATGTAATCATATTTCAAACAAATTATCTCCTCTATTTATAATAATATCCTCTATGTCAGACTGTAAATCTACTATAGAATTAGGATTAGTTATTTCCAATGGATATACTGAAAGATATAGATGTGTTGTGCAATCTTTCAATGATATACCGTCCCAAGTAACAGCATCATCATTCTCTTTTGTATAATCATGAAAGTAAGCATATGTCAAACCATACTTTTTATTCTCATCACTTCTAAAAGAAGAATCTTTTGAACCATATTTGTAATAAAAATTATGCACATATGCTAAGGCATCCTCCCCTTTCTCAAATACACGTAATATGCAATTTGAGAGATATGGTACCCTTCTGTTCTCTCTTTCTTTACAAGTCTTTAAGCTACATTTGTTAGCTACAACAACGAATACTTTCATATGTTATTTCTCATTTTAATTGCAATCTCTCTTGCCATTGGATGAGCGTCATTAGCACATCTTTGATAAAAGAAGTTGTCCCACACATCTTTAAATCCACAAGATATTAATTCTGATTTAACGGATAAAGGAAGCACTTCCCTTGCTTGCTGTGGAGAACAATGTAGATTTTTTAGCAATCTTTTATATGTCGCCTCCACATTATAACATTGATTGATGAAATTGCCTTCCTTCGTCTCATCATCATAATACTTGGATTGTAGGAAATCAGAATACTTCTTGAACTCCGTCTCCTCCATATCACACCAATAAGGAATAATGAAGGTTATCTGATTGTCAAACTTGTCTTTATTATAAGAGCAATACCTTGTGCTCTCTGCGATATGGGACAGCCCTACGTGTGTCCTGAACTCATCCATAATACCCCTGTTGAGTACCATATGGCAAGTATATCTCTTTTCAAAGAGCTTGTCGTCATATTCCACAAGACAATCTTCTACATAAGGAAATTCCTCACATAATCGTAAGAAATACCTATAATTAGTAGTGACCCACATTCCATCATCAGAGATACTCGCCCTCATCCAATCAGTGCTGTAATCATTTCTTACAGACATCTTATAGACTATACTGTCATAATCCTCTTCATCCATTACAAGATGCACCGTGCCAAACTCCAATGGTCTATAATGACCACGCTTGATAAGCATATCCACAAATTTCTCATAAGAGTCATCTGTAATCTTATCCTCGGATTTATAAGACACCCTCGCACACCTCTCAATGAACTTCTTTATGCCATTCATTGAGAAGTCTGTTTGGGTAATCCATTCACATGATTGATTTATAAACTTCATTCTACAAAATGTGGTATTAAATTAGTTAACTCAACATGACCTTTATAGGTCTTCTTATTACCATTTGCCTCAACTATTACTTCATTTTTAGAATCAAATACTAATTTAGGGATATATGAAGATATTTTAAGAATATTTGATTTAGATTTATCAGAAAATTCTATATACGTACAATCATATATTCTAAGAGTATTATTTTCACCATCTATATATGCACGGCCAGTATCCACTATACATATATCATTTTCATTTCCTTTAACAGTAGTACGGAATGGATATTTTTTTCTAGGATTAAAATACATACTGTATAAATGATCATAAGGAACTGCTGTAAATAGGTTATTATCACCTTCAATGTATATATATGGATAAATGCATTTTGAGGTATGAGTAAAAAAGTTAGAATTGCCAATAGCATATATTTTTTCAAATATGCTCGTAAATCTTCCATTATCCCCAATAGTATATATATTTGATATTCTATTCGCTACAACACATATATCTCTTTTGTTATTTAACACATTTTCAATAGTATAAGGACAACTATATCCTTCATACATTCTTTTAGGAATATAAAAATCAGTAAATATTTTAGTATTTTTTTTCTTTTTATATTTTCCAAAATTATGAAGAGTAGTTTCTATTAAATTCTTTACAGATATTTCTTTTAAGAATTTAATTTTGGAAGAGACTATTTTATATTGAGAGTCCCTTTTATCTGTTTTTCCAAATGCTTCTACTTTAAAATATCTTTTATCTGGGCCTGAATAATAGTTTAAACAGTCTATAGGAAACCAGCAAGAATGAAATCCTTTTTCACATAATCTAATAGTATCCTTTTCCTCAAAAGTCTTTCCAAAACTGTATTGAAAGCCCCTACATTGCATTTTAGAGTCTGTTCCTTTATATGTAATCATAATATTATTATATAAAATAATTGAATAATTAGGAATATTGTCATTTCAAAAGCTATAAAGATTAAGAATGACAATATTCCAATTAGAAGAGTTTTCTTTATTTTACTTAACATTCTGTTCAAGTAAACTAGCGATTGTATCAATATTTGGTTCTAGCTGCCAATAAATATCTATTTTATTTTCTATTTCTATATTTGGTGGCCATGGAGTGAGAATAAATTCATATTCACATCTACCCCAATATTGATACCTACATTGTGCATCTACAAATTCAACAAATTCCTCATGAGATTTTGGCCTTCTCTCAAAGCTATTCTTATATTTATACATAAGATAAGGCATAATATCATAATGATAGAATTTTTTTGAATTAGGATTATAACAAATTGCATAAAATGGTTTCATATTCCTACAGGTGTATTATCTTCAAATGTATAATTTGCACAAAGGTCTTCAAATGAAACAAATATACTAATATTATTACATCTTATACAGACCTGTCTGTCTAAAATAGCATCAATATCATATTTATATGTTCCATGTTTAATATATGAACGGTTTTTGATAATATCGAAACACTCTTCTCTATTACTAAATGGACGATAGGGCTTGATTCTATATTTTCCATTTATAAAATCGAATTTTTGAGTATCCTTCCCTACATTTCTCCAATGTTTTCCTTTCTTATGTTGAAGATGTCCATTAGAAGTAATGAGAGAGAATATATTATCTATCCCTACATTAGTAGGACAAGGCTTGAGGTATGCTCCATCATCCATATAATAATATTCATATAGTTCAGATGAGGTATATTTAAGCTCTCTTGTGCCTATTTTAATATAATTTGGTTGAACAGATAGTCTGAATATATCTCCATCTATATCTGTCACCCAATCAATAGATTTATGCTTCGCCATTAATGACATCATCCATACACTTGGAGAGATAGTTCTATATTCATATTTAGTAAAATCAAATATGCCTATATTATTAATGTCAACATAGTCATTCTTTCCAATCTCACTAAATTGTAGAATATTTCCCTTTGAACATTCTGTAAGAAGAGTTTTTATAATATCTAAATTATTCATAGTTAATCACAATAAACCCAATCATCATCCCCTTCACCAAAAGTATAGAAGGCACAATATAAACATCCCCATTCTACAGAAAGACACGTCATAGATATATCATTCTTGTCAGGAAGACCATCTACAAACTCTTTCATTTCTTTATCTGGAAAACACCATTTAGAATCGAAATAAATTTCTAGATTTCCTCCATCAGCAGAAAAATCTTCAATGTCAGTATTCCCCCATTCCTTAAAATAGGATTTTACATACTCTAAATTCTTTGGATTTTCTGAATACACCCGAAGAGTGTTACTGCAAGTATTTGCCATAGTTATTTAATTTATTATTCAACTATTTTAACATATAATGTGTCATGAGAAGCTGCTTTGTCAGCTTTCTTTACAATATCCCCAATTTTTGAGAAATTCTTGTCAAGGACTATCACATCATCAACGAAATAATCACTTTCACCACGATTGTTGAAAACATTCTTAAATCCCCAAACTTGATGATACTTTATCTTTACTTTCCATCCCTCAACCTGCGCTTTTATTAATGTGTCAATGAGCTTCTGTTGGTCATTACGGTCATTATCCATGGAGAAAGCGAATGGCTCCCCACTTGAGTTCATGCCTGTCTGGGTGATATTTAACAACCCATCCCAAGAATCCCAAAAAACTCCTGCCTTACTGAACTTAGTCACCGTACCAACACGCTCTCCATCTGAGAAATGCTCTTTGCAAGATGTCAAACATATTGCTGCCATTAAAAACAATAAAATTTTCTTCATAATGTATTAAATACTAATTTAATATTTCTAATATAGTTATCTGTTATTTCTATGAAATTAATGTGTTCTTTCTTTAGTAAATGATAGATACCTTAGAAATCATGTACTAAACTTTCACATAGTTCTTTAGTATTATAGAAGAGTTTGTTAAAAGGAATGTTATATAACTCAGCATACCCATCTTCATCTTCTTCATAAATAGTAGCATAGGAAGTATTACATTCATCAGTGCTTCTAAGATTTACTTTACCAACTTGTAATACAATTCCTCTTATTTTACCTGTATGAATCTCATTATTCATAAGATAAAATACTTTGTCTCCTAATTTAAAATCAGAATGCAAATTAGTTCCACTCATAATTTTCCAATATTAGTAATGTTATTAATACTTCTTCCTTTATCTGTTTCCTTTATATATCTACTTGCCGTATTATGTGCAATAGATATATTTGGGGCAATAACAGAGAAAGTCTTAGAATTACAGTCTATTTGAAATATATACATTATTAAATAATTTATATATTATTTTCCTCACCAAATTCTTCCTTTAATTTATCAATAACCATGGTAGGATTAACTTCTGATGCTTTAATAATAGATGTAAACACATTTGCTATATTATAAGGAAGGTTTTCATCACGAGTATTAGTAGAAAGAGTATATTTAACTCCTTCCCTAGTGTAAGAAATTATTAAATCATTTATCATTGTTTTTTCCAACTTTTATATAACCAAATTAATATTTGAATACATAGAGATATGGGTAATATATTTATTATTAGTAATAATACCCATGTAGGTATAAATATAATAAAGATTTCCCAATGCAGTAATCCAATGCACCACATTATAATAAATATGGATTGAATTACTGCATATATTGTTAATACATATTTAAGTACATTCATTTCCTTATTAGATAGAAGTCGGCCCACAAATCAATAAACCGTTTCCCACTGTATTCTGCCAATTCCTTGCTCTTATAGCAAAGGCGAAAGCCAAAGCATGCACCCAAGGGGGCGTAATCTGAGCACGCAAAGGCGAGGCCTGCCCATTCTCCTTGGTAGTTACCAAAGTCTTTGAGAGGGTGCTCCTGCTTCCATTCATCACTCTTCTTTGACAACTCTTCATCTTTCCAGAGATAGAACCAAGGATACCACCGCCACTCATTCCGTGTGAATTGTGGCTTCCACCCCTCATTCAAGGCGGCTGTGATGATGCGGAGTTTATGATAAGCCAATACATCGGCAATGTCCTTGCACTTATCCAAACTATCCTCACATCCTTGATACATAGAGTTCCATGTTCTCACAAAAGGATGTTCATTACCCAATTCTTTACAAGCATCCTCAAAGGTTTTGATGCGCTCTGTGACAGGGCAGTTGTACTTATCAAGATATAAGTCGGGGAATAATGTGGACAACATTTTCTTTCCACTCTCTGTGGCTGTTCTGTATGCAGCCTTGATGTTCTTTACGTCAATCTCCATTTTCTATTAACCAATTAATATCAATT